TGGCAATGCAGTAATTTCTGGCAATGCAGAAATTTATGATAATGCAGTAATTTCTGGCAATGCAGTAATTTATGGCAATGCAGTAATTTATGATAATGCAGTAATTTCTGGCAATGCAGTAATTTCTGGCAATGCAGTAATTTATGGCAATGCAGTAATTAATTATTTTATTTCCGCCAACCGTTCCGATGGTTATACTTTTGTAATCTTTAAGGAAGCTGATGGATCAATTAAGATATCTGCGGGATGCAGATATTTTACCATTGAACAAGCCCGTGATTATTGGAAAAATAATAAAGAATCTTTAATGATTGTGGATTATCTGGAAACCGCAGCAAATCATTTTTTATGATTGACAATCAATCCTCAATAGCCTATATTCCTTATATCAACCAAGGAGAAAGCCAATGGCAACGAAAACAATCAATGTCAAGAAAATGGTTGAATTTGCCAATGCGCGCTTGACAAAGGATAATAGCCGAGAGGAAAGGAATGGTATTATTCTCATGGTAGAAGAAATTCTTCATTCAACCGAAAATTATAAGGGATATTTTTATCTGAACAAGAATGATTTGCCAAATAATGTATTGCCGGGAATTAATGTTGATGATGATGGATATGCTTTGACAGATTATGAATTGCGTTCAATGAATACTGATGATACTCGCAGGCATTATTTTTATTGAAAACAAAATATTTTGATTGACAATCAAGCTTATATTCCTTAAACCAAATAAGGAGAAAGCCAATGACCGGCGTTTATTATAACGAATATGAAATTTATATAGATAATAAACTTGTGGCCGTGTTTATTAATAAGGAATATGCTGAGGATTATGTTGAATATTTGAAATATTCTCCTGTGTGTAAAATTACAAGTGACAATATTGTAATCCGTGAATGGACTCCTAATATTGACAATCAATCCTGAATAGACTATATTTCTTATATCAGAAACAAGGAGAGTAGCTATGGAATATGGCGTATTCATTAATGGTAAATTTGATGTATGTTTTAATGATATGAATAAGGCAGAGGAACACAGAGAAAATATTTTGCAATTTAATTCGGAATATAATTGGGATGATATTGTAATTAAAATGATTACTGTAATTGACTATAAAAACAGGTAATGATGATATTGTATTAATTATGTAAATTAAATAGTATATTAGTAAATGGAGTAAAAATAAGGAAAAAAATCATATTTTTCAGTATATTAGGGGGTAAAAAACGGTATTTTGCTTAATTTTTAGGCTTTTTTATGGAAAAATCAATCAAAATACCGCTTGACAACGGGTGAATAAGGCGATATATTACCTTTATCAGCAGCGAGAAAGGAGACAGACAATGGTTAACACCTTTATGCCGAACGATTACATGCCGTTTCGTGCGGTCATGCTGCTCTTGTTGGGAATGTATCGCACTAAGGATGGTGCCATTGTCAATCGCCTGGAAGCTGTCAAGCAGATTATGACCGAGGCGAATTGCACCCTTGCGCCCGCCTATGATTATGTCATGCGCTGGATTAATGCCAATATGTAGAATGTTTCACATGAAACATAGATGTCAATCAAAAAGAAAACGTAATTTTCGATAAAAAAACTGTAAGTTTCGCAAACTTTTTGGTTGACATTTATACCATTTTATAAGGTTTATGCAGCGTCTGAATGGTTCTAATATTGCTTAAATGCCCTATATTTTGTAATATTATTGCTCCATTTTTGTTAAGTTATTGAAAACATTCACTTTTTGTTTTTCTCACGTTTCGCATAACTTTCGCAAAAAACCATTTGACAGGCCGCCGAAAGGATGTTAAAAATAGCCTAAGAAGGTAAGTTATTGAAAACATTCACTTTTATTTTTTAGGAGGTAACTTTTCCCTGGGTGTGAAACGCAGCAAAGTTATCGGAGTTATAATCTCTTATTGACATGCAAAGTTATCTGATTTATATTCTCACTGTAAACAACATGGAGTAATGATAATGGATATGCGGCATGGTGGCCCTTATGATCGTGGTGCGGCGGATCGTTATTATGAACGCCCATATTCACCCCATTATTTTGTCGGTGAGACATATTCCTCAAAAAAGATTAATGAAAGCGAAATGACTCAAAAAGAGATTGATGAATATCGCCGGGGATGGGATAATGAAGTTGATCGAAAAGAATGGTGAAACATTGTGAAACATTGTGAAACAATACGTGAACCACAGTGAAACATTGTGAAACAATACGTGAACCACAGTGAAACATTGTGAAACAATACGTGAACCACAGTGAAACATTGTGAAACATTGTGAAACAATACGTGAGTATAGTAATATACTATAAGCGGTATTAAAACCTACTAATGAGTAAATTTTAATATAAAATTATTATCCTTTTAATTAATTTTTTACCCTAATTGATTCTATCATATAAGAAGGAAGCAGTCAATACGGAAAATGCACATTACGAATTATTTATTTTGATTTTTAGCCTCTTAACAAGGTAGGACGGTCATACTATGTATGGGGAACCGGCAGCCGTTCCCGCCGCGTTTCGTTCTAGGAGTGTCCGCATGACGTTCAAGCATTCCGCCGTTATCCGCATTGATCACGATACGCCACGCTACGACTACACAATCACCATGACTCCGGTTGAAGATTTTTTTCATCCTGAGTCGCGCCTGTATGAAGTGACCGATGGCGGCGAGTCCATGACGTTCGACTCCGATATGTTGATCGAAATGGCGCGTGCCATCCTGCGGCAACGTGGCGTCACCATGTTCGAAGTCTGAACCTATCGCCTATCAAGCCCGTTGCCAGTGTAACGGGCTTTTCCCCTCTCCCTATGGAGCGCACACAACATGTCAAATTTCATCCCATCGGCTCAGCAGTCCGCCATCCTGGATTGGACTCGCAACGGAACCGGCAACGCAATCATTACCGCCGTTGCAGGCGCCGGTAAGACGACAACACTCGTGCATATGATGCAGGAGACTACTGACACCGTGGCTTTCGTGGCTTTCAACAAGAAAATCGCGGACGAAATTAAAAATCGCGTGATTCGCGAAAATCTCGATCCGGACAATCGAATCACTGTCAAAACGTTTCACGCCTACGGCTTCGAAGCGTTCCGCAACTATCAGCGATCGACTAAGGTAGATGCAAAGAAACTGTATCTTACTGCCACTGGCAAACTCGGCCCCGATTCGATCATGGTCAATCCAGGGTGCCTTTCTTTCGCGATGAAAGCGGTTAGCCTGGCGAAGCAGGCTGGTATTGGCGCGGGCATTGACGCGGCCAATCGTGACGCATGGTATAATCTGGTCAATCATTTTTCGCTTGACCAGTATCTTTCGGAAGACTCCGGGCTTTCTCTTGATGATGCTTTGCGTGAGACTTGCCAGTTGCTGAAAGCCAGCAACAAAATTCTTAACGTTATTGATTTTGACGACATGATTTATTTGCCGGTTCGCCTCGGCTTGAAAATGCGGCAATATGACTGGATTCTGCCTGATGAATGTCAAGATACGAATCCCATGCGCCTGAATATGCTGGGCATGATGGCGCATGAGACTACTCGCATTGCGGCGGTGGGCGATGATCGGCAGGCAATCTATGGATTCACCGGCGCGGACAGTGACTCCATGCATAACATTGCGGAACGGTTTGATTGCAAGCCTTTTCCCCTGACAATCACCTATCGGTGCCCGAAGGCGGTTGTTGCGGAAGCGCAACAGTGGGTGTCTCATATCCATGCCGCTGATACCGCGCCGGATGGTATTGTATCCCATTGTGATTCCGTTTCGTTTTTCAACAACATCCTGCCAAGCCTTGGCGCTGAGTCTGTTATTCTTTGCCGGAACAATGCGCCAATTGTCGGGCTTGCCTATAGGCTGCTGGGCATGGGCAAGGCTTGCATGGTCGAAGGTCGCGATATCGGCCAGGGCCTAATCAAGCTTGCCAGCAAATGGCGCAAGGTTAAGACTGTGGCCGCACTGCGTAGCAAGCTTGAATCATGGGCGGAACGTGAGACTGCCAAGGCTGAGACGAAAGGAAACGATACTCGCAAAGCCTCTATTGAGGATCAATTGGGCTGCTTGACAGTCATCATGGCGCAATTCGCTGATGATGACTCGGTTACTCGTGTTACTGACTCGATTAACAAAATGTTCGGTGATACTCCAGAAGGTTCCCGCCCGCTTGTGCTGACTCTTTCCAGCATTCACAAGTCAAAGGGCAAGGAATGGCAGCGCGTTATTTGGTGGGGCAAGAACATTTACAATCCGTCAAAGTATGCGCGGCAGCCATGGGAACAAATTCAAGAGAATAACCTGATGTATGTTGCGGCTACCCGCGCGCAGCATGAATTGTGCTACGTCAATCTTGACGCTGGATAATTTCTGAGACTCAAGGGAACGCTACAGGCGCTTAGGCTTTCCCCCGCTACCCCTGTATCACCCTGCACCGTTAGAAAGGCTGTAGCCTAGGTCCAATCCCTTTCCCGCCCCTATCTGGTCAACGCCCAGATACAAGATTGTTCGCCATTTCCTGCGGTCTGGCCGCAAGATGACAGTGACCAGCAATCTCGGTCTAGCTGAGGCGCAGGCATGGTGCCACGATCCTGATACATCATGGCGCACATGCAACGATCCTGCTGGGCGTGCCAGGACTCGTAAATCTGGCACATGGTTTGATTCGTATATGGAACAATAATCAACACGCTATCGCAACGATTCAAGGCCAGTTTAACCGCTGGCCTTTTTTCATACAGTGATCATTCCGATATGGCAATGAAACTATCGGTGCTTTCGTTTCATACGATACCGGCCTGTATATACAGATGGCCACCGTTGCGCCATCGTGAGGATTGTGTATATACAGGTGCCACCGATACGATAACGAAATAATTCGCAAGTTAAATAAATTTTAATTGACAGGGTTTGGGGTGGCTCTATTGTTAATGTCAAGTTAAAAAAAAGTTAGAAAAAACTAGTTGACAGGGGTATGGGTTTGCTGCTAATCTAGGCTCTAGCACTTTTTTTCGACTTCTTTATTCTTTTTAATTTTTTTCCCCTATATTTTTTTCCCCTATATTTTTTTCCCGCCAAAAATTTTTCCCCTATATTTTTTTTAGGCTTTTAAAAATTTGTCCAAAAATTTTTTTCCCGCCAAAAAAATTTGACCCCTCTATTTTTTAAAATTCAAAATCACTATAATCTGTTTTGTTTAGATATTGAGAAAATATGCTTTCCATTACTAAACGATCAATTTCATTTTCAAATACGAAAAAATGATGTGGCATATCTGTATATTGGTGTTTTAATTTTTTACGCTGCATCCAATTATAAAATTCCTGATATACTTTATCTGATGAATATCCCACATGGTAAATATATTCATTCTGGCCAAAATGATCCCAATCAATAATCATTTCTATTATTCCCAAAGCCGAAAAATATTTTCAGCATAAAAAACTCCACCACCTAATGTTGGCTCTACTGCAACCCACCAAAATATAAATGAATTGCTATATTGCATTTTATGCCCAATGTCATTTAATGGACATGCACCACAATATTCATACATTCCACTATTGGTGGAATCATTATATTCATCCAGAGAACTCATTTCATTTTTCTTTCTTCATATAAATCAAATACCATTTTATCAAAATAAGCATATATCTTATAGTCTTTAGCCGAATCTCTTTTTTTAATTAAACAACTATATTTCCTTAAAAAATCAATATCATAATTATATTTGTCATATTCAATTTCCTTCCAAATATCGGCTTCCCATCGCATATATTCAATATATGAACAAATACCAAGATTATATTCAATGAATTGCTGAAATTTTAAAACTTCACTCATATCTCTATAACACAGAATTAATGAATGATTTGTTTTTTTATCTCCAATGAATAAATGGCCGATTTTTAAATATTTCATAATTATTCCATATACATTTCTGCTAGAGTTGCAGGGCGTAATGTTTTCCATTCAAATTTTTCGGAATCATCATCAAATCCCCAATCCCCCCGGTGATATTCACCAGTGATTCTCTCTACAGTAAACCATTGGCATCCGTCAATTAAAAATGACATCATGTAATACTTTAAATATGATTCAACAAAATAATCCAATCCCATACCTTCTTGAATCCAAAATATTGCCGTGTCTAATTCGGCATATGTAATTTCTAGATCATCCCATTTCCATGTTTCATCATACACACTCTTTGGCGGATTTTCATAATATACATGAATTACCATTTTACCGGGTGTTGAATACAGAGGAAGATCAAAATCATCTTCATCTTTAAATGGTCTAAATTCCATAATATAATTTCCTTTCAATTATCCATAATCACCCCCACGAAGTATCTTAGTATACCCTACCTTGGCGCTACAATGGATACAGATGGGCGTCCTACTCGTATATGCGCTATCTAGAGAATATCCCGGATAGTAATCCTCCACCATAGTAATATCCGAATGTGGGCAAATTTGTTTTAATTCTTTTTCCATTTCATCAATTTTTGCAATTAACTGATGTTTTAATTTAATTGCTTCATAAATTTTATTTTTCAGAACAAAATGTTTTTCCATCATTCTATACTCCTTATAATAATGCAATCTTAGAGGCAAAAATAATCGGAGTCAAGAAGAAAAAAAGTGTTGACATAATTGTTTTGGTGTGTATAATCATTCTGTGAATGATGAATAAAATTGTTTTAATTAATAATTGAGGTAAAATGAAAGTCAATATTGGTCGCTATAAAAAGAATGGCAGTCCCCGAAAAATTTCAGTTAAAATTGATGGTTGGGATATCTGGTCATTAGATCATACATTAGCAGAAATTATTCATCCGGCTCTTGTTCTCCTGAAAGAAAAGAGACATGGTAGTGGAATGGTTGATGATGAAGATGTTCCAGAAAAATTTATTGATACTGAAAATGAAAATTACAATAATAAATTCATGACAGAACGATATGATTATATTCTTGATGAAATGATTTATGCTTTTGATTATATCAAAAATGATAATGTTTTCACGGGAGATAGTAAAGAAAATCATGAACGTTGCTTAAATGGCCTGCGTCTATTCGGTAAATATTATTTGTCATTGTGGGATTAATTTTATGTTTTTTATTAGTGATTATGTTAATTTTTTAACAGTATATTTTGGAATAACAACTATTTTATTATTAATAGCAACATTAATAATTTATGTTGGAAATTTTTCAAATAATTTTCGGGCACAAAAGACTTGGCATATGATTAAATGGGATATATGCTTTGCCTCACTCACGGCATTTTTTGCCGGTGTTTCATATGTAATTACATGAAGGAATAAAAAATGTTTGAACAATCAAAAGCAGCAAAGAGGCGTTTTTTTGATGGAAAATTTCACAGTCGGTATTTTGTGGGTGCTGGGATTGATATTGGCGCTGGCAATGATTCTCTAGAAACTGTTAAAAGTCAATTTCGAGGAATAACATCAATTCGCAGTTGGGATATGCCTGATGGTGATGCTCAATATCTAGCAACTATTAAGGATAACACATTTGATTTTGCACATTCCTCTCATTGTCTAGAGCATATGCATTATCCAGCGGAAGCACTCAATAATTGGATTCGAGTGGTTCGTCCCAATGGATATGTTATTGTCACTATTCCTGATATGATGATGTATGAGCATGGTCATTGGCCATCACGTTTCAATGATGACCATAAATGGATGTTTACTAATACAGAAACTACTCATGAAAAATGTATTTGTATCACAAATTTCATCAGTGAATTTACAGATAAAACCTATCTAGAAAAAATTGAAGTGATTAATAGTTTCTACAATGAACAATTACCCGATGATATTGATCAAACAATGATGATTAATCCAGAATGTTGCATTGAATTTATTTTGAGGAAGAAATGAGTAAAAAAATAGGTATTATTCAAGTTAGAGGGATTGGTGATGCTATCATTGCAATGCCAATTGCTCAATATTATCACAGTAAACATGGCGCGGAAGTATATTTTGCTCTAGATTCGCGTTTTTGTGCTAGTTTTGAGGAAATATTTGGGCATTATTGCAATTTTATTCCAGTTCCATTTGAGGCATTTAATCCAAGTGATGGAATCAATAACGAATATTGGTATGAATTACCAAAAAAATTGTTAAATTCTGTTGATTGTAACGAAATTATCAGTTTTCCCTATCATGAAACGCATATGTTATCAAAAATTGATGAAAATCAAAGAAAAAATTTCCCATATAATCAATTAATGGCACGTTTAACTGGTCCATATGAGGCAAGAATCACAAATTTGGGCCTTTTTCAACATTTAAAATTTGATGAATACAAATATGCAACTGCAATGGTGCCCTTTGGTGAAAAATGGAACCTTCAGATGTCGGAAACTAACGAAAGTAGACATAGACAAGTTGAATTATACGAAAAATACACTAAAGATAAAGGTGATCGCAAGCTAATTGTTTGTCATTTAGAGGGAAGTGACCAAAAATTAAATATTTCTAATTTTAATTTTCCAACAGATAATAATTTAGTCGTTGAAGTTAAAGCTGGAATTGTAGACAATCCTTTTGATTGGCTTGAATTGTTTCGGTTTGCTGATTCTATCATTTGTATTGATTCATTCTATGCTAATTTGGTGGATCAATTGAATTTACCAAATGAAAAACATTTTATTAAAAGATCATCAATTTTTATGACGCCAGTATTTAAAAATCTCTGGAATTATGTTAAAGTAGAATAATTATGAATGATATTGATTACAAATCATATTTTGTTGGAACAAAAACTGTTGCTGATTTAACTGAAGATGAATTGCGGATTAAATTATGTGAAGCATATGATACAATTGAATGTTTAGATGATTTAATTTGTCAAATCCAAGATAAAATGGGCGATTTACATAAAATTTTTGAAACATATTACGCCGATAGATATTATAAAAATTCTAAATAATTATAATTAATAAAGGAATTTTTATGGAAATCGTAATAAGTTTAACCGCATTTGTATTATGTGGTTTTGGAAGAAGAATAGCTGGTGGTTGTTTTCAAGATTTAACAGGTTTAGATATTGGTGATTTACCAGTTCGTTTATTTTTTGGTTTAACTGTAGCACTGGCCGCACTTATGGCTGGTGTTACTTTTTGGTGGGCTGTTGCTCTCATTCCTATTACATGGGTAGGAACCACTACAGGTAATTTTGACGGCACTAGTATGGGCAGAGATACACGTCCATACTGGCGAGATTTTGCCGGTATGACATTACATGGTGTTTTAAGTATTATTCTGCCCACTGTATGGGCTTGGTATTTTGGATTTGCTTTGTGGCCTATCATTCTTAGTGGATTTTTAATTGGTCCATGTTATGAAGCTGGTTATCGTTTATTCCCATTTGTTCCGGGTCATGCTTATAGTCGTCCGACTTGGATTAAAGGTTTTGCTGCGGCCACTGAATGGGGTGAGATTTTTTGGGGTGGATTTATTGGCCTTGGGACAGTTTTAGCAATATTTTTAGCTTAAAATACTAAATAATTTCATTTATAGAGGAATTATTTATGTTGAAATTTAAAGATTTTATTAATGAGTCTCAGTGGATGTATCATGGCACCACTGAGACTCTTTCTTCTTTAAAACCAAAACGCGACGATTATATGATTGACAGAGCAGTTGGTTCTCATTTTGCCGCCGATCCTGATATTTCACGTAAATTTTCAAAGGGTTTATATAAAGACTCCGAAATGAAACAACAAGGAAATTTATATAGAACCCGCGCACCTAAACGTTCCGAATTAGATGTAGTATATCAAAAAACATATAAACATGGTGCAAAACAAAGCGATCAAGATGCAATAAGTTCGCATATTGCCGCAACTGTATTAGGTCATCCAGATAACAAAGAAATGTTCAAATCATGGGTTAAAAATGCCAGACAAATTGATGACAATACTGCCGAAGAAATTCATGGTTTATTGTCATCTGGTAAAGCACCAGCGGATAGAGAAAAATATGGTGTAGCCGCCCACAAAGGAAATAGTTTTCGTTCCTATATAAATAATTTTGATTCTAATTTACATATGCAACCACACCCAAAATTTAAAGAAGAAGTAGTCAATAAATATATTGACATGATGAAAGCCAAAGGTAAAAAAGGATTAGTTTATCATAATACTTCCCCGATAGAAACACAAAATGTTCGTTCCAGAAAAAATTATATCATCTTTAATCCAGAGAATCTTCCATTGGAGAAACACGAATAATGATTAAATTTTTTATTAACGAAAATAAAAATAAATTCGGGTAACTTTTTCTCACGAAAAGTGCTTGACTCTATTCTCGGAACAAAATACATTCCCTTCATCGAAACAGTGAAAGGAAATGTAAATGTCTCACGAACTAGAATTTGTAAATAATGAAGCAGCAATTGCTTATTCGGGATCGGTTCCCTGGCATGGTCTTGGTGTTCAAGTTCCTGCTGATCTAACACCAGAACAAATGCTAGATGCAGCCAAGCTAAATTGGACTGTAGAAAAGCGCCCCTGTTATGTCTATGACAATTTTCAAGATAAGTATGTTGACGCAGGAATTACCGCTTTGGTTCGCAGCAGCGATAATCGTGTTCTAACTCACGTTGCTGACAGTTGGAATCCAATGAATAATATTGACGCATTCCGTTTCTTTAATGAATACGTCATGGCCGGTGACATGGAAATGAACACCGCTGGTAGCCTTCATGGTGGACGTATTGTTTGGGCACTTGCCAAGATCAAGAAGTCATTTGAATTGACCACCGCACAGGGTAAGGATCAAGTAGATTCGTATCTACTGTTCACCAATCCTCATAAGTTTGGTCAATCAATTGACGTTCGTTTCACTCCAATTCGTGTTGTCTGTAATAATACACTGACAATGGCAATTGAGCATAAAGTTGAAGCTATGGTAAAGGTTAATCACAAGAATAAATTTGATGAACAAAAAGTCAAGGAAACACTTGGTATTGCTAATCGCTACATGGAACAATATGAAGATATGGCAAACTTCCTAGCATCACGTAATTACACAAAAGATAGTCTCCGTGATTATTTCTCAATTGTGTTTCCAAAGAACACAAAAGATGGTAAAGAAAGTGATGCGAAAAATATGTCACGTAATGCCGAGATTGCATTAAATGTAATTGAAACACAACCCGGTGCAACTCTCGGTGAAGGTAGTTGGTGGCAAGCATACAATGCAACTATATATATATGTGTGACCACACAGTAGGGCGTAATGCTGACAGTCGCCTACAATCCGCGTGGTATGGGCAAAATCAACGCCGCAAGTTAGTGGCTCTGTCAACCGCAAAAGAATTTGCTATGACATCATAATAATTAGGGGGCACTTGCCCCCTTTTTTATTTTAATTGTTCTTTAGATATATACCATTTGGCCGCATTACGAACCATTTCATGAGGATCATTTAATGCTTTTTTATAATGTTCGTCGGTAGCCCAAGAATTGTCTAATGCCGCTCCTCTTACAATATAAGAAGAATCCTTCAACGCTTTATTTATATTTTCCTTTGAAGCATTTTTATGTAAAATAGCCATTACTCTAATAGATGAATTTTTATCATCTAACGCTTTGTGTATATTTTCTGATGTAGCGTTTTTGTGTTTTATAGCTATTTCTCTAATATCATCATCAGAATCATCTAGTGCTTTATGTATATTTTCTGATGTAATTTTTGGATGTTGTATTGCTGCATAACGTATGCCAAGATTATTATCAGATAATGCTATATTTAAATGATCTGGTGTTATTTTTTTGTGACTTAATGCCGCTTTTCTAACATGCTGCATTTTATCATTTAATGCTTTTGTTAAATTTTCTTCAGAGGCATTTGGACTATAAATCGCTCTATGACGAATATTTATATTCTTATCATTTAATGCTTTATCAATATTTTTAGAATTTATATTCGGATGATTTAAGGCCATTGTTTTTTCATCACTTGTCCCATATGATAATATATGAGAAATATGTTCATTGTTTGTTTTTGGATGTAATATAGTTTCTTCATTATTATCATTATAAACCTTTGGATGAATATTATAAATTTTATCTTTATATTCACCAGATAAATCAGATGCAACGTTTTGCATATGTTGTTTAAAATCTTCATGGTCAATTCCATAATGCCCATTTATGGCGTATGCACGATGCCCTTCATCATTAATATGTGGTTGTAAAGTAATGCGAGAAATTTCTTTACCTTTATGATCTTTTAAATAACCAACTACTGTTCCATGTTCAACTTCATCTTGTAAATATCTTCTATTTGATCCAGTTTCAAAATTTTTACATGATTCATCTTTCCATGATTGACTACCTGATGTTTGCCCGCAAACTCCTGCTGGTGATCTTGTCACATGAACAGATAAACCAGTAAATTTTTTACCTTGTCTTGTTGAATCATTTGCAAATTGATTTCTTAATCCTTCATCTTTGATTAAACGTCCAATTTTAACTTGACGACCATAATTATCTGTTGTCAAACCTTCTTTATAGTGGGGAATTTCAATTTCTTTTCCCAAATGACGTTCAATGGCTTTATGAACTTCAGATTTATCTTGCGTTCCCACCAATTGATGATGAACGTCATCATTTCCTTTTCCAAAATAATGATCTGTTGCTGCAACTGCTACAAGATCACGTTTCCAATTAGCAACAGATTTTTTTTGTTCATCGGATAATTCTTCTTTAATTATTTTTTTGAAATGAGAAAATTTGAACATAATAATTCCTTGTTTTTTTACTGTATTTAGTGTTAAAAACAATTAAGGGAGAGTAGATATCTACTCTCCCTTTTCCTCTCCCCCAACAAATAGAAGCACTTTTAAAGACAAGAGGAACCCCACCTTTACCTTGTCAATTCCGAGTGTTTACCATGCACCTAACCGCTGCGTGCTTCGTGAACACTATTTATACAATCAGATATTTTTGATTAATTGCAATCCCATGCTTTTCGTGACCAATAATTGGCACTTGTTTTATCGCGCAAATTACCTTGACCACTAGAACGCGCACAATAAGATTTTTTTCTAGCTGGAATATGTTTTTTGATTGATAAATTTTTATCACCAAAATTAACTTTTACCACATTTCCTGTATCTGGGTCTCTTACATAAACTTTTGATTTTTTAACATCACCTTTCATTGGTTTATTAAGAGGAACTTCTTTTCCATGATATAATGCTTCTTCAATATCTTCTTCATGTAAATCTTTATCAGCAGTATGATAAGTTTTTCCTTTTGTAATATAAGAATTTACCCTTGCCATAGCCCATTGTTGGGGTGTTGTTCCCGGTCTATGTCCAGTTCTCCATGCTGCCATTCCTCTATTATAAACTTTTTTAAGAGTTCCAATAGAAATTCCTGATTCTTTTGATTTTTTCGCAAGACCAGATTCAGTTTCTTCATCAATATAATTTTGTTCTATATTTAATTCTTCTTTACGGAGTTTTGCTAAAATTGCTCCAGCAACTCGTTCACCTGCTTCTTTTGAACCATATCTTTTTGCAGCAGATTTAGAAATTTTTTCAAAATTTTTACCGGGTTTGCCTATATCTTTACCTGCGCGGGCTTCTTTAGCAGAATAAGAAGTTTCTTCATCCATAGATTTACATTTACAAGTTTTTTGATTGCATTTCATGCATTTGGAATTATTATCAGTTCCTTCATCAAATTTTTCTCTATATGCTTTAGTATATTTGGATTCTTTAGTTTTTACATTTTTATCACCGGGAGCAGGTGTATAAGCATCGGGATTTTTAGAATCCATTTTTTTAGTTTTATTCCAATGTACTGCTCTAGCTTTTGCGGTAGATGTTGATAATCCACTAACATAACGAGAAGGTAATCCTGTTTCAGCATCTTTTGGAACTTCTTTTTTATACTTTGATGCCTCAGAAATAATAAAATTTTTAAATTTTAACATTTAGTATATCCTATAAAATAGCTATTTTTATTATTTAGCTATTTTATAGGTGTTGGAAAAGAAAGGTGGGGTATTACCGGAAAATCCTGTTCCGGTATTTAATTTGTTTACAAGTTTTTTTGTTTTTTTCTTATTTGTATCAATATGAATAATAATATCGGTCATAATTTCTTTAATTTTATAATCATCAACAATTTCATAATTAAACATTTTGCATAAATTCTCCCATAGTATCTGTATTATCGTTTTTACGTTTTCTTTTCTTTTTAAATTTATCCTCCATATTTCCAAATGAAGTTTTATCCATTATTGGGGCGTCATCTGTGATATTTTCTTGGGCATTTTGTTCGACATCATATAATCTCATTTTGTTTTTATCAACACCAATAACAAATCTTAATAAACGATCTTTATCATCATATCTACTTTTAAGTTGTTTTAACATCATTTGACCTAATGCTGTTAATTCATCGCTAACAATCAATGCAATCATAAGATCAATAGTCATGGGTAATCCCCACGAATCACTAGTATCATCCATGTCTGTATCGCTATTCTTAAAGCCCCCACGATTAGTCTGTGTGGCTGAGAAGATTGCGGTGTTAGTTTGCTGGCTAAGTGCCCGTAATTCCTCTGCAACAGTTTTATAATACAAATATGGATTAGAAATTGCATTTGCTTTTAATTTTGATGATGAACAAATGTTAAGATAATCAATTACTATAATATCAGGAATAAAATTTTCATTTAATTTCAATTCATCAATAAGATATTTAAAATGTGTTGAATTAGCCCCAGATGTTGGAAATTCTCTTACAATAATATCGCCAGTTGTTTTAGAACGAACTTTTTTCATTCTATTATTTAATTTATTTTTATCCATCATTTCTAATTCATGATAATCAATATCAAGAATATTAGAATCAATTCGGCGGGAAATTTTTTCCTCTGCCATTTCCATAGTGATATATAAAACTTTATATCCCATCAAAAACCAACTTGCTGCCAAATGACAAAGAACTAATGTTTTACCAACACCAGTTGGTCCCATAACAAGATTTAATGTTTTTCTTTCGATACCACCACGAGTTGCATTATTAAGAATTTCTATATCGAATGGAATTTTTTCTACAGATTTGCCATAATTTTCAAATCTACTTTCACTATCTTTTACATAGTTATGTCCTAAATTTTTTTGAAATCTTGTGGCAAGAGCCTCTTCCATTAAACTTGGAATTGAATTTATATTTCTTTCATCACTACCATCATAAATTTTAATTGAATCCATGATAGCATTATATACAGAACGATTACGACAATATTGTTCAGTTTTATCTACTGCCCAAGTTAAATCAAAATCCGCTCTTGTGTTTAATTTATTAACTAATTCTACACAATTATTAAAATCATTTTCTTTTAAATAATCAATATCATTAAATGTTACTTCAATAACATCCTTATTTGGTAAATTTCCATATTCATTATAATGATCTTCAATAATTCCAAATACAGTTTTACAACTATTATCGGAGAAATATTCTCTTTTAAGATGTGGTAAAACTGTGCGGAAATATTCTTCATTACTCATTAAATAGTCAATGATTAATGATTCTTTCATATATTAATTACTCGCTTTCAGTTTGTTCTTGTTCTTCATCTAAAATATGACCACTAGAAATTGAATATGTTTCTTTAACATATTCTTTAAATTTTGGTGTAATTGTTCGTGCCCAAAATTCATCATCATTTTCTAAATCACCCCGGCGACGTTTTACACCAATAATTTCTCCTGTTTCTTGGTCAATCTCATTATACCATCCTTGATTGGCTTTTGCAATGAAGCCTCCTTCAAGTGCGATATCAAATAATCCAGACCATTTATCAATTCCTTTTTCAAATTTTACAATGATGGGAATTTTAGATTTTTCTTTAACAAAACGAGATTTTTCAATATTAATAATAAATTTATATCCTGATAATTCATCATCATCTTTTTCTTGTTGGCGACCAATAATCCACATTGTATCGGCGGAATAATACCCACCAGTATTATGTGTTATGACGTTATTTTTTAAAACATAATGCTGTTCATCATAATTGTCACTATTTACTGTTATATCATAAACAGGTAATTTACCAACTTTTTTAATATTTTTAATTTTCATTTGTTTTCCTTTTATAATTTTCGTTGTGCCATCTTTTAATATTTCCCGCTACACTAATAATTCCACAATATATGCATGTATCTCTCCATGGATTATATTATGCTGCTGATATTAAATTGTTTGGCAATCCATTCCAGTAACAATATCTTTGGCCTCTATCCATTTACCATTAATTAAAAATTTATGGGTTTCTGAACATATTATAGTATGCCCATCTTCAAATTCTATCTCATAACATTCTGGATAACCATTATCTAATGTTTCTGGTGTCCAAACATGTGAAATAGAATTATTTCCATAATTTGTTATTATAACATCCCCCTCGATTAAATCTTGAATTTTAACTAAGCCATTAACTGTTTGAATTTCAGTATCTTTAACTACACAACCCCCCGAAATTATATCTTTAGAATATAATTCCATTGTTTTATAAGTATGATTAATTCCAATAAAAGGAATATTTTTTAATTTAAGATGTGGTGTAATAATACGATAAAAACTTTTTAATTCTTTTGCTCTAGTCATATCCGCCGCCCCACTTCCTTTGGCAGCATCTTCAGATTCTTTTTTAGAAGAAAGATTTCCGATAGAATCCACTACAATCATTATATGTTCACCACGTTCAATTGCATTTAATTGACTGACTAACTCAAATTTTAATTGTTCAATATCTGTAATTGGAATATGAATGATTTTATCTCGATCAATTTGAAATGTATTAAAATATGCTTCTGGCATACCAAATTCACTATCAAAGAAAAGAACAATTCCATCTTGATATTTACGAAGAAATGCTGCAACCATTAATAAGGCAAATCCAGATTTGAAATGTCTAGATGGCCCAGCAATAACTGTAACACCAGATGTCAGACCTCCATCTAATTCCGCTGATAAGGCTAGATTAACCCCAGGAATACCGATATCAATCATTGTATTATCTTTTAAAATTTGGCTATCGGATAATACGCTTGTATATTTTAATTTGGTATTTTTAATTAATTTATCACGTAAAGCTGACATATTATTTTCCTTTTTTAAACATATTTAAATTAAATTTTGGTTTAGATGATTTCCATTCCCATCCAATAGCATCTAGAATTGATTGAATTGGTGCTACAAAAACCTTTTCGAATTGTGTATCATAATCAATGTATTGATGTAAATTAAATTCATTTGGTAATACTTCAATAAAACCAATTACATTTTCTTTTATGATATTTGGTGTTTTTAAATATATGAATTTTAAACTATCCCCAGACTTAATTTTTTCATATTTGGTATCTAATTCATGTTTTTCTAATAACATATTATATAATATAGCCGATCTTACATGAATTGGTGTTCCTTTTGTATATAAAGTACTTGTTCCTGTATACTTATGAATATTTTTAACCCCGCGCGGAAAAGCAATATCTTCTGGTGCATACGTTTTAAATTTTTCATAACATTCTGTGATATATTTTTGTGTAGTTACTTCATCAGTATTCATAATAATTTTAATACTATCTTTAATCATATCACGAATAATTTTGGGAGTTGATGATTTTACACATTCAATACCAACAATTTTTAATTTAGGTTCTGAATATCTAACACCTTCACTATCAAGAACATTCAAAATATAATGTTTTTTTCCTGTCCAAATACCACCATCAGAAATAACTTCTCTTTTCATTGAAATTTTTTGTTGTTTAGAATTAAGTTTATTGCGTAATTCATTAAAAGAATCATTTAATAAATTAGAAATTTTTTCATTCGCAATAATATCTAATATATCGACAATTTTATTTGTATCTAAATTATTATAAAGTTTATCAACTAAACTACTAAAATCAATATAGACAGAATCAGTATCAATTGCTATAACATAATCTTTATCTGTTTTTAATAAATTATTTAAATAATTATTAATAGTTTTTTCCGCCCATTTAATAGTAAGTCTACCGTTTCTTGTAGTAGATTCCGCCATTCTTTCATCATAATAACGGAAATACATATTAGATGTTGCGCCATATAATGAATTTAACAAAATTTTAATAGCAAGTTGTTTATTATAAAGCTGAATACTTTGTTTTTCTAATTCTTTTTTATCTTTTTTAGATAATGATTTATCTTCTAATTTTTGATTTATAATTTTTTCTTCTTTACGGGTCTCGGCTCTTAAATCAAAAACATATTGAATAATTGTGGGAAAAATGCCTTCTTTATCATTATCAAAAATTTCCGCCCGTGCAGTAACACTATAATTTACTGGAATATCAAAATTAAAAGTATCATTTAATAAATTTTCAGGATTACATTTACGAACATTATCAATAAAATTTAATTCAGATAAAATTTCATCATCTGTCATATCTTTCACTAATTTCATAAAATTCCTCTTTTTTCTGCCTCTTGTTTTAATTCCATATATCTACTAAATTTATCAATAATAGTTTCGGGTGACATATTAGATTGAATCATTAACATAGGATATAGGCTAGTAGCATCAAAACTCATAATCCAATTATATTTTCCTACAATTGGTTCCTTTACAAATGCACCTTCAATTTTTTGTAATTTTTCTTTTTTTACTTTAGGAGGAATAACTATATTTCTATTACATAATTCATTATAGATATAATTATCCCAACTTGCTACAGGACTAAAAGCATCTTGTAAATTAGATTTAGTCATATATGCAATAGTTGCAATGAGATAAAATAAATTTAATTGTTCCTCCATTTTTACAATTAGAACAACATCCTTGATATTATAATCACAAAATCGCTGGAAATTTTTCTCATATAATTCAGTTAATCCTTTATATTCAGAATAATCTAATTTTTCTTCACCGAGAACAACAAATCCAATATTACCTAATTTGTAATTTTCTTGTTTTGGATATTTGTATGCGAATTTTTTAAATGCTTTCATATAATCAATAACTTGAATACCTGAAATATTATATGCTTGAATTTCATCACCATTTAAATTATAATCAGTTGTTTCTTCTACTTTATTCCATGGAGAAAATTTATTTGATATATCATCTGATAAAATTTTCTTTAATCTATTAATAATATAAACTAAATCAAATCCATCTAAATTCCATCCAGTTAAAATATCTGGGTAATTACCCATCCAATAATCCATAAATTTTAAAAGAAGATCAACTTCATCACGACATTTAATATATTTAATTTTAACATCTTTTAAAATACTATTTTCAACAAAATAATCTTTCATACCCCAACAAATATAAGTTTTGTCTTGGCTACTATGATATGTAATTGTAATAATTTCTTGTTCAGCTTTTTCGGGATGAGGAAAACCATCCTCGCCAATAGCAACTTCAATATCAATTGCACCAATATCAATTACGGTCATATCAAAATTAATATGACCTGGCCAAATATCACTTATAAATTGAATTGGATAATTAGTATTACCATAAATTTTAAAATTAGTTACATCTTTATATTTTTTAGTAAATTCTCGTGATTCTTTCATACTTTCAAAAGACATTGGAGTAACAAATTTACCATCCAATGTCTTAAATTCAGATTTTTCTTTACATTCTACATAAAGAGTTGGTGTGTATTCAACTTTCTTCTTAATTCTTTTTCCATCTTTATATCCCCGAAATAAAATTTTATTATATTCCATATCAACAGATGTATAAAAAAAAGTCACTATTTACCCTTTATTATTAATTATTCCTTTGATTATTATCATAAATGTCGATAATAGGAATCGGTTTTTTTATTAAATTCGGTCATTAAAGTATTGAACAATTCAATACGATGTTGAAGACCATTTGTACCACCATTGATAGCTTTAGTCAAGCCAACAATATCTTCCGCATCGCAATACTGTGAACAATTACGAGAATCCCAATACCAAATAGCTGATAATAAGGCATTATTAGTTTGTAGCAAAAGATCGGGATTATTAACAATATCAATATTAATTGCTTTAGAGCATTTACTATAATTATCTTTACCTGTCAGTTGAATAAATCCACGCCCCCTAAAGTTATAACCATCACCGGATAATTCAGAACCATTACCCATTCTATTAGAATAGATTTTATTAGCAATTTTTATAGGATTATAAGCATAATCTTTAGCAGATTCAATATTTGGAAAATATTTTGGAAATACTTCATATAATCTTTTTGCTGAATAATTCAAATTTTCTTCCATTACAGAAAATCCGGCAGATTCGTGTCCTAATTGGGAAAAAAATCCTGACAATCTTTTATAATTATTGGAAAATATTTTCTCAATATTTAAAATATCTTGATCAGTTAACTTAGCCGTAGGGAAAGTTTTCCTAATTATTGAAATAATATCTACCATATTAATAATCTTCGAGTTTATTTGATTTTTGTTTCCGAATAATGTATTCCAAATCCGGTTTAACATAATTTGGCCCTTTCATAACTTTACCATTATTATTATAAATCGGTTTGCCATCATCACCTAATTTACTCATATTAGAATAATGTACTTCATCAAAACATTCATTTATATCAATTCCCCAAGTTAATGCCGCTCCATAAACAACATATAAAATATCTGTTAGAGCATCGGCTACTTCTACGATATCATTATTTTTGATTGCTTCTTTTAATTCAGTAAATTCTTCTTCAATTAAATCAACACGCAATTCAATTTCTTTTTCACTTGGCATTTCTGGATATAATCTGATTTTTTGACCAAATGCAGTCATAAAATCACAAACCATATTAAAATTAGTTTTCATATTGTATTCACTTTCCTATTGTATATTTTGCTACTAAATTCCAATCATTTTTATTTTTAAATGCCAGAACTTTAATGTTTTGTGCTATATCAACTGGTATATCTAATTTAGATACATTTTTATGCTGCACTAATCCCCAATCAGTTAATAACTTTACAATAAAATTTCTTCTATGTAAATCTTCTGGATCAAAATTTGCCGATTTTCCATCAAGAATGAATAATTCTTTAAAATGTAAAATACCATATAAACCTTGTTTATGAAGAATATGGCATGATTGATATAATGTTTTTGTTTTATGTGATGCAATACCAATACGTGTTAATGTTTCTTTTACTTTAAGAAAATTTTTTTCTTCTACTTGAATTTCTATGCCAGTATTACGAAATAATTTATCATAATTATCACTATTCAGACTTTTTATCATTATTTTTATTATCCTCTCTATATTTTAATTTTATCACCTCAATTTGTTCTGGTGTTAATAATTTATTTATTGAAATTGCATTCTTAAAATTTACATTATATGCCTTTGAAATTAAATCAATAATTTCATTGTCCAAATTCTTTTTTGGCCAGGGTGTCCATCTTTTTCTTTTTCTAATTGATGACATATAATAATCATATTTCATTTTATCTGGTAATTGATTATTAATATTCATTTCATTAGCGTAAAAAATAGTATCTTGATAAAGAGAAAAACTTTTATTTATTACAAATGATTCATATAATTTTAAATCTTCTTCTTTAGTATGAATATTTTTGTCAAAAGATAAATTTTTAATTACATCAAATATTGTTTTGTTTTCTTGCATGAATAATATCTCTCAATGGAATTTCTTGAATATTTTTTGCACAATTTTTATGCAAATGATAATAATTAATATCTATTTTAACTGTTTCACTAGGAATAAAAGTTACAACATCACAATAATAAGTATTATATTTAATCTCATTAAAACATTCAACACAAATTTTAAATGGTGATTTTGTTTTTTTCTTATAGAGGCGTGTCATAGCAAAATAAATCTCGCCTCTATTATTAATAGATTTCATTAAATTATTAGACATATTCAAGGGTCATCAATTCAGTTAAACATGCGGCTGTATTAATTTCTTGGGATGAAACAAATGCTGCTTGATATTGATATTTTGATAAAATTAAAATCAAATCTGGAATATTATTAGTAACAACTTTATCAGTAAGATTTTCATAAAGAAAATTAAACATCCCAGGAATATTGTCCATATTTCTGCTTACAAAATTACGAATTTCTGTAAAATCATTTTTCTTTAAAAATGGAATTAATTCATTAATTAAATTATCATTATTTGCAAGAATTTTTGTTACATCTAATGTGCCGCTAGAAGAATAAAATTGCATTTCATTAATCATGCGACGATAATCAGGAAAAAATTTTGCAATTAATGTCTGAAGATATTTTGTTTTAAAAGAAATTCCTTCATTTTGTAAAATATTTTCGCAACGCTTATAAAATTGCATAGCAAGATCACTATATTCCTCGGAAGGAATATCAAAATCAATAATTACTGAACGACTATGTAATGGCCCGATAATACCATCAATTTTATTACATGTAAAAATAAATCCACAATTTTTAATATTTTCTTCAATAAATGCGCGTAAAGCTGGTTGGGTAGAATTTTTATTCATATAATCAGCTTCATCAAGAATTACATATTTACGCCCACCATTAAATGATTTATTTGATGCAAAATTTTTAATATCTGTTCTAAGAGTATCAATATTTCCATTCATTGAAGCATTGATAAAAAGACAATCCGCACCCATTTCTTTTACAATCATTTTTGCTATAGTGGTTTTACCACATCCTGCGGGACCAGTAAGAATCATATTCTGAGCGGCCCCACGCGAAATAATTGTTTTAATATTTTCTTTAATAGAAGAAGGTAGAATACATTCGTTTAATTTTTGCGGAGCATATTTAAATGTCCAAACAAAATTTGCAATATTTTCCATTATATAAACCTCATTAATTATTTTTTATTCAGATGCAACAATCCAATATTTCATTTGATTTTCTTCATTTGTAGAAATCATTTCCATAAAAGGATCATCGGGTAGTGTAATTCTATATGTTCCATCAATAATTTTTAAATTATCAAGATTAAATATGCGTTCAAATTCAATACGTGGTTCAATTAAAATATCATCAATTTTCTTAGTAAATCTACTAGCAGATTTTTCTTTTAATTTACCTGAGGTAATAGTAATACCTTTACTATTACCTTTTATTAAAATTTCTGATGATTTTAAAATACTAGATGCTTTAATAATTGCAGAAAGATCAAAAGAATCAAGCATAAATGATGTTAATGTATTATCAAATACAGGTTCATCGTAACCAGAATACGTAATAGTATCTGGATCAGCAAGAGTATATTTGATTATAGATTTACCAGAATTAATAATCATTTGATAATCATTAAATGTAATTTCGTGATTATCTGAAATAATACTAATAATATTAATAAATTCTGATAGATTAGAAATACAAAAATCTTGTGGACATGTAGTATCAATAACACATGTTGACATAATAGTATTAAGAGGAGAAATAGTTGATAGTATATTTCCTTCTTTAAACATTATACCTGGATTAATAATAGAATAACTAGATAGAATTGCACGTAGTTTTTTACTAATTTTCATAATATTATTTCTTATTTAATTTAATGAATTGTAGATTCGCTATTTTGAAGAAAATCAACTAATTTTTTAATATATGATGTTTTTTTCATCAATTCATCAATTTCATCCGAATATTTTTCACAATATTCAGTTAAACTATCTTCATCTAATAGAGCCATTTGTTCAGAATAATTTTTAAGTTCTTCCACATATGCAGTGGAAATATCAGAAAATAATCTCATTGCTTGAACAATATTTTTTTCATTATACATAATTAAACCTTATCATCAATAATCGAATTAATTCCATCTCTAACAATTTGCAATAGACCCATTAATTCTACTGTTTCATTTACATAAATTTTATCTAAAATATCAAATCTTTCTTTTGAAATATTAGAAGAAATAGCAGAAATTGTTGTCATTTTAATAGAAAAATCAATTAATGATGAAATGGTATCTTTTAAATACATACCATATTCATCATTAGTAATTGTTTTTGTTTTATATTCCTCAATAATATTATTTATTTTATTAGAGTCAATCATATTATAAGCCTTTATTTTTTGATTTTATCTATATCAACGGTTGCTGACGCTCCAATTGATGCAAGATCAGCGAGAGACCCGCCGAATACATACATACCAACATGTTGTGTAGAAATCCAGGGGCAAAGCCAAACTTTTCCACCCATTTTGCGAACATTTTGGCAAAACATATAATCTTCTGACAAATAGCGTTTAGAATCTGGATCAATAATACAATCAAAATATGCCATAATTTCGCGACTACCATCAAAATGGTCACTACGAACATGATCTGGTTTATATTTGTATTGAGGATACGCCATATCGTATTCTGCAAATAATTTTCTTTTAATCATCATAAAACCAGTTCCAGTTTCCATAATTTCTGCTGGCTCATTTAATGCAATTTGATTTGTATTAGCAACAGGATTAAATACATAATCTCCAACAAATTTTTCTAAAATTGCTGGATTGTCATCTGCTAAACCTTTATCTACTGCTTGTTTAATTTTTTCCCAACTAATACATTTTTTTGGATATGGGGCAGCAAGAATATCATATTCCGATTCATCTGATTGTAGAGCAAGCATTGCAATTACATCATTTGCATTAAAGCCAATATCACTATCAAGAAATAAAAGATGGCTATAATCACTACGAAGAAATTCATCTACACAATAATTTCTTGCCCTAGTAATTAATGATTCATTGAAAAGTGCATAAAATTTCATTTCAATGCCATATTTTACACATAATCCAGTTAAATCTGCAATGGATCGTGCATATAATCCTGCACATTGCCCAGCATACATCGGACTTGCTACGAAAAGTTTTCTTTTTTGTAATTCTTCTACGGTAATATTAATTTGCATAATTATTTATTCCTTTTCATTATTATTTGCAATTTATGGGAAATTTCAATTCACTCATTTTACCCATATTACATTATCTATCATTCTTGTAACGGTGAATGATCAGTTATTGTTTATTTCTTTTTTTTTTTGCAACACTGCAAGTATATGGTGTTTCTTTGAGATTGTCAATAACATTTTTCATTTGCTATGCATGTTTTTTTGGGGTAAGACGAGAAAACATCGTAGTGATAGGATTTTTAATGTCTAGAAAATTGGAACAGTTGCAGCGAGAACATGATAAATTTCTTCGTAAGATGGGCGCACATCCCGATCAAATCAAAGCACGCAAGAAAACATATAAATTTGTGAAAGAGCAAACAACACCAACAATTAAGATTGAAAATAAACAATTCATGGAACCTCTAGAATCATATAAAGAAACTTGTCAGGCGCGTGGTATTCTAGCTAACCTACACACTGAGCCTGAACATGTTAAAGCCGCTGTGCGACGCCTACAGGGCCGTGTAGCACCCCTTTATTCAAAGGGTCCATTACAATATATCACTAACGAAACTGACGCAAAAACTCTTGGAAGAAAAATTTGATTATGCGAAAAATTATTGATTATAAAATTGCTTACTATATTTCAAGTAGAAGTTTAAATGATTGTTTAATTAATTTAGAAACTATTATAAATAATTATATCGCCGCTGATTATCAACCTTTTGGTGGATTTAAGCATGAACTTGCTCATAACGGTGCGTTTGTGGTAACACAAGCTATGGTGAAATATGAAGAACCTGAAAAACCATGTTGACAGAATGACGCATAGATAGTAGATTCCTCTCAATAACCGCATGTAGCACAACTGGACAGTGCAACAGATTTCTAATCTGTAGGTTGCTGGTTCGAATCCGGCCATGCGGACCACTAAAATATTTTGAAAGAGTATATCTAAGCGGTAAGGCAATAGATTTTGAATCTATCATGCGAAGGTTCGAAATATTAATTTTTAAGGTATTGTTTGAAAAATAATTATTAGGCGCGTATAGCTTAATTGGCAAAGCTGTCGGCTCATAACCGATTGATTCTGCGTTCAAATCCTAGTGCGCGCATTAAAATTAAAAAATTTTAATTTAAATTGAAGGAAGCAATGAGAAAAATTTTATATGCAACTGTGATGACATTTATGTTGACCGTTCCTGTAATGGCAACACCACCAGAAAATGCCGATCCCGCAATGGGACCATTTTTTAAATCACTTAAAATTCCAGGGACAGATATTTCATGTTGTGATACTTCTGATTGTCGTCCTGTAAAAATTCGTGTATATGGTGATAAGTTACAGATTTTTACGGATAGTAATCAATTTAAATATGGAACAAATGAGTGGGTAACTGTTCCTCCATCAAGAATTTTAGAACCACGAGAAAATTTAATGGGCGAGCCTATTGCTTGTTGGACACCATATCTTGGTGTAATGTGTTTTCTGAATGGGGCAGGTATGTGATGTTAAGATTACATTATATTTCAGATGAATATATCGAATTGATTAGAAAACGTGCCAATAAAATTCCTAACCCATATGAACATTCATATAGAGTTACATATGAAGATGGTTATGATGATGGTGTTTATGAAGCAGAAATTAAATTAGCAAGAGAACTACTGAAGGTTTTAAACATTGGTACATAATATTGAATATTGGATGAATAGCTATAATGACACACGGCGGGAATTAGACATGTATAGAGAATGGCTAATTCCTCTCATTCAAATTGCTGATGCTGTTGTAAATGAAGGTATTATATTTTATGATATTCCTGATGCATGTGATCTTCTGATGCATATTGCCGAACAATCAGGAATGAATATGGATGATGAAATTGTCGGGCATACCATTATTGATCATTTAACAAAGGATGTATAAAATGACTTTTAAAGAATTAATCGTTAATTTAATTAATTTGTCTTATGAATATGGTCATATTATGGGTGAATATGAATATGTAAAAAATCATAGCGAAACACGAGATATAGAATTTGAAAATTCTATGGATGCCATGATCGCTAAAATCGAAAATTTTAATACTGAGCATTTAAAAATAGTATCAAATAAAATTGATGAATTAGAGAAAAATGCTAATAATAACGGTTGAATTACATTCCGCCATCACTGGTAAAGTTACAGAAATTGCTAAAATGAAACTTTATAATGATGGAACTGGAACTTCACAAAAAGGTAATTATGCAGGCGTAACGTATCGTGGTAAAGATGATGCACTGATCCAAGAGAAAACCAATAGAACTGGATCAGTCAAGAATTATCCACGATTAAACTTGCATGTGTGGAATCTTATTGCTAGAATGCTAAAAAATATGGGATATAAATAAATGACAGAAAAACCAACAATCACTATCACCCTAGAAGAATACAACGAACTACTTAATGATTCAATTTTTCTTAATTGTCTAGTAGAAGTTGGTGTTGATAATTGGGAAGGATTTGAAGCAGCCCAAGAATTAATGCAACAACACGAAGAAGATTAACTTATGCCACCAGTTGTAACAGTTAATATTGACATGATTAGTTTTCATATTTTCAATCTAATTGGAAGTGAAGACAATGAAGAAGTTCATACAATGTGTTCAGGTTCGGGCTTGCTTTATACCGATGAATATGCTACTATTCGCTTCTCGTTTGCAAAATCCAAGTTTGAGGATAAAATGTCTCTTGACATGAGTCGTAATACTCATTTATGGAAAAAAACACGAGGCGATGATCGTCAACAGATGTTAGCCGATATTAAAAAACAATGTAATGAGATTGTAAAAGAAGAAATTGGTAAACTAATTCCCCGTTTGAATTTTTAAAGGAACTATATCATGTTAGCAAATATCAACCTACGCAACGCCGCCGCTGTTCAATCCGCAATCATTGAGAAAATCAAAGAAAAGAGGAATGAACTTCGTTCAAATACTGAAATTTGGTTTAACGTGTGGGATCATGATACTGTTGACTTTGAAAAAGTCCTTTATGATCGTTTTGTGGAAAACGAAGTAGTATTTGCTGATGTTTCGTATCTAGAAACAATTCTGGTTGACATTCGCACTAAAGTTGGCGCATTAAATTCCTCCACCAGAATTAATGAATTATTGGCTTTGCGTAATACAATTCTTATGGAAATTCAATTTCTGAAAGAGTTGGTATCTAGGCTTACACCATCAAAATCCAATGAAGAAATTAAAAAAATCTTAGAATTTTCCGCGAAACGCGATGGGCGGGATTTTCACAACGCGGTTGATCGTCAATCCTTTTCAGTATATTCTCAGAAAGAGATTGATCTCCTGAAAAATAGGATTAATAATCGCAAGAAAGAATTGCAGGACATTAGTGACAAGTTAATTTCTCTTAATCTGTCGCATGAAATTACATTGTCATCAGAAATGGCGGAATTTTTAAAATTCGCAAAAATTCTGTAATCGAAAGGTTACGGGATGCCACATGGAGAAGGATTATATTTATTTAATATAGCAAAACAATTATCAGAAAGATATGGGATTGCTCATATCATTTGGCAAATTGACCCTTGGTTTAATTAGTCCGTATATAAGCGGCATTGTTTATTGATCCAAGATTAAGCCTTTTGCTTATTTCATATTGAATATTGTTTATTGCATAATCGCTTTTATTAATTTGATATTTTTCATCTTCATGTGGCAATTGATTTTATATATAAAGGAAATTAAATATGGCGCAACGGTATTTGGTATTGGGTCGAAATGAAAGAATTTCCTCCTGATCGTTCATATGTTGATCAATATGGTAAAACTATTTTGTTTGGTAATTATCAGTATGATGTTATTCTGAAGAAAACTATTCAAAAAAGTCAAGGCATTTACAGAAACAAATCTAGATATTATTATGCCACCAAAGAACAACTATCATCCAAAGATTTGAAAAGATTGGGATTACAAAATGATTAAATATGATTCGATTGCAATTAACAAACAACAAATCAAAGATTATAATGGTGACTTACTCAAAGAAGTTTATGGTGACTATGAGGTTCTTCTTGACAGTCTAGACCGCAGTGTAGTATACCTACGTAAGCATCTTGAAGGTGATATTGCATCAAATACAGGATGGTCTAAAATTTGATCTAAAGCGGCTGTCGTCTAAATTAGGACTAGGACTCCGGCCTTTCAAGCCAGAAAATGCGGGTTCGATCCCCGTTGGCCGCACCATTTAAAGGAATTTTAAAATGCAGGCACGATACAGAGTTACTTTAAGAGAATATGAACGCGGTTGGGGATCAAAACATTGGTCTGATACAGATTTTCTAACTTTGAAAGAAGCTGAAGAATTTAGAGATAAAGAAAACGCTAAAAATACCAGCCCAACTGCACCAGATTGGTATGTTCAAGCAGGCGATCCTTATCTAGTTGATATTGACATCAATCCCCCGCGAAAGTGAAAGAATTTTAAAATGATCAAAGAAAAATTGCTTGCTTACGTAAAGGCGCCAGGATTGGCAACTCTTGAACAAACAGAAGATGTTTACGATTTTTTGGTCGAATTTGAAACCATGTTGAATGTTTATCGCGCTGCTTATGGCGAGCCAATTGGATTATCGGTTCATTTTCATATTGATTCCGTGGGGTGGCATCGTGAATTTCATTCAAATAGGGGTAAACAAAATGAAAATTAAAGTAAATAAGCCAGTTGAAGTCGATATCAATGTTATGAAAATGTATCTAAAAGTTAGAGACGATTTTTGTGCCGAGTTTGTTGACACAAATAATAATTCAATTTTAAATTATGAAGGATATGTCCCTTCCTTTATGCCAGAAGAACATTATGGTGATTATGTTTATTTAAACATTGATCTTGACACCGGACAAATTCTTAATTGGGATAAAGATAAATTTAAAAGAAATTTCCCAAAATTTATTGATGGCTACGTAAATGGAAAAGAAGAATAAATGATTACCGTTGGTGAATTAAAAGAACTTCTTAAAGATATGAAAGATGATACTGTCATCGTAATTGGTGATGAAATTCCTGTTGGAATTTATGGTCCAATTAAAGGAAAGGTTCGGGAAGGATGGAAATCACATCATTTTCGCCCAAATGAAAAAGGCACCAAGTATGCTATATATTTTCAGACATGGACCGAATTTTCAGATGGACGAACAGCTTTAGCTAACATGTAATGAAAGCACCTATAGTTTAATTGGCAAAACAGTAGATTTGTAATCTTCAATTTTCAGTTCAATCCTGGGTGGGTGCTCCATAAATAATTTCAAAAACAGAGGATATATTTATGGATAATTTCAAGACATTCATTAGAAGTTTAATTACTGAGGAATTGCACCCCGAATTAAAGGCAATTGTTCAAGCGCCACCAAGTTCCAAGAACAGAAAGACACTTGTTGTAAACAAAATTAAAGAATTATCTGAACGTGGTGAACCTACGGGCGTTGAAGGTAATATGCCATCAGGATCATCTCGTGCTTACATTAAACATAAAGAACCCGCGCAAATTACAATTGATGGTCAAACACATCACATTCCATACGGAACAAAAATTGCTATTCGTTCAACTTTAGATGCACACCACAATAAAGATTATTATGATGGAATGACATTGGGGCAAATGCAAAATCACGCCGAAAATGGTGATTCCTTCACTGATCATCACAGAGTATTATCCCGTGACATAGAGAATGGAACAAAGGCATACAAAACAAATAAAATGGGTGTTTTCCCACCATTAATAGATCATGATGAAAAAAATCATATGTGGTCTGATGTTGGTCACGTTGAAAATATCACTCATTCTAAATTTGAGAAAATGACAAAGACGCCAGAATTTCCCGATGGTATTACTCACAATGATTTTGTAAAAGTTCTTTTTCGTTCACATCAACGGGCTAAAGGAAATTATTGGGATAGTGGAAAAAAATATGATGAACATATGGACAGATTGGAAGATCATCCTTTAGTTGAAAAATTTCTTGCCTATCACGCAAATGGTGGCACTAACCCATCTGACTATAGCGATATCGGCAATATGGGTGTATGGAAGCATCCCAATGGCACGGAACATATCGTTGCTAGGGATCATGGATTTAGTGATGACGTGAACCACGCATATAATTTGGCTAAAAGAAAAAAGAATGCACGTAAACAAGGTTACACTGGTGATGAATTTTAATTCATAAGGATTTAGATTATGACAGCTATTTGGTTAATGTTTTTTCTACAATGTAAACATTTAATTATTGATTGGATTTGGCAACCCAAATTTGAATGGTCTAATAAAGGAACGTATGGTCACGCGGGCGGCGTATTGCACGCAGCAAAAAATGCCAGTGGAACCGCTCTATGTTTCTTTTTAGTTATGGGGTATTTTCAACGCGCCTTGATGCCAGATGAAATTCTTTTTATTTTCGCAATTGATTATATTGCTCATTATCATATTGATTGGGCTAAAATGAATATCAATCGCATCATGCAATAGGAACCAACAACACATAATCAATTTTGGTGGTTAACTGGATTTGATCAATATCTTCATCAAATCACATACATTGCTTTAATTTATTGGGTATTAGCTGTTTAGGAATTTGTATCATGGATATGGAATTAAAAATTGGTGACAGAGTTAGAATAATTAATTTTCCAGAAGATCATTTTCTTCTAGGTAAAATTGGAACAATTATTGGAAATTCTTATTGGGAATCCTCAGAAATATTCTCATTACAGATGGATGATCTACCACCGGAATATTCTTTGTTTAAAACGTTTGGAACAAGTAAATCCTGTTTAGAGAAGGTATGAGAAAATGAGCACAAACTTTACTGTTCAAGTTTGGTATGGTATTTTAATTAATGATAAAAGATTAATTGCAAAATTTGATCCATATATTTTTGGTGATAATAACACCGATACTGACGATAAAGAGATACACAATTATTATGATGGACGCGATCAAGATTTATTTCTTCCTGATGTAATGAGTGGAAATTATTTAATTATTGGTAAACATATTTCAACATATGAACCATGTCAAGATTCGGAAATTACTTCTATCAATCCCAATGAATGTAAACAATATGATCAATATATTTGGGATAGATTGTGGGTATCATATGATTATATTTTTGAAAATTTAGATTTCAATCGTAAATTTGAAATTCATGTTGTTCCGTATTACACCTAAATAGGGCTTTATTGTTTATTCTATAGGAGAGCGATATGGTTCCAGCAGGTGGGAAACATTTATTAGTTGATTTTTGTGGCTGTCCATCCAATAGATTAAACAACCCTATTGAAATTGAAGATTTACTTAAAGGCGCTGCATTACATTGTGGCGCCACTGTTATCTTTAGTCACATGCATCATTTTGGTGATGAATACGGAGTTACCGGCGTAATTATTCTAGCCGAGAGTCACCTTTCTCTTCACTCTTGGCCGGAAGTAGGGTATTGTGCGATTGATGCCTTCATGTGTGGGAATTGCAATCCTGAAGATATGATGGATATATTACTAAATTATTTTCAACCAAAGACCAGCAAAATTAAACTAGAAATCAGAGGATAAGTTATGTCGTATAATTATTGGGGGTATCATCTACTACTTGATGTTTGTGGATGTGATATGGATAAAATTAAAGACGTTGAAAATCACAAAAATTTTCTTAAAGTATTAATTGAAGAAATTGATATGGTTGCATATGGCGAACCAACAATTAAACATTTTGCCACACACGATCCCGATAAAGCTGGTTATAGTTTAGTGCAATTAATTGAAACGTCAAATATCACCGCACATTTTGTTGACATTGATGGCTCTGGATATATTGACATTTTCTCTTGTAAGCCGTATGATGTAGATGTTGCGATTGCCTGTGTGAAACGATTCTATAATTTCACCAATTATCAATCAAATTTCATTCAGCGCCGCGCCCCAAATTTTTAACATGAGTTTTTTATATTATGAATATTTTCTATCTTGATCACAGTTATGTTACTTCGGCGGTATGGGCAGTTGATCGTCATACTGTAAAAATGATTCTTGAATCAACACAACTATTATCAACTGCCCACCGTGTTCTTGATGGTAAAGAAGAAACGATTATCAAGAATGGTCGCCGCAATAAAATTTGGAAATTGGATGATCCTATTACAAATCGTGTTTTATTAAAGGCGACACATCAGAATCATCCAAGTGCAGTTTGGGTTCGTGAATCACGAGATAATTATTATTGGTTAGTTAAATATCTAACACATCTTCATTTGGAATATACACATCGTTATGGAAAAATTCATTCATATTGCACTAATTATGAATTAAATAATATTTTACATATTTCTCCTAAAAATATATCAGATATTGGTTTAACTAAAATTCCATGCGCCATGCCAGAGGAATATATTATCAGTGATGATTCTGTCGAAAATTATCGTAATTATTATAAATTTGGTAAATCCCACCTACATAGTTGGAAAAACCGTCAACCACCCCCCTGGATTTAATTATTAGGTAGAATTTCTATTAATAAATCTTATGTGTTCAACAAACAATAAAGATAAAATAAATAATGAGTAAAAATAAACTATATTTTCTTCTTGATCGTTCTGGATCAATGGTTAATATTTGGGATGAAACTATCTCAGGTATTAATAAATATATTGAACCAATTAAAGATGCTGATATTATTGTTGCGGTATTTGATTCATATAGTTATGATATTGTTCGTAATACTACACGAAAAAATTGGAAAGATATTTCTTCTAATGAAATTCAACCTCGTGGTTCAACACCATTATTAGATTCCGCTGCACGTATTATGCATAATATGATGGATTCTGGTGCAAAAAATGCTATTCTAGTTATGCTAACAAATAATTATGAAAATACATCTAAACATTTTAAAGCTATTGATGTAAAAGAAATGACTAAAAATTTGATTGCTAAATATAATTATGATGTGGTTTTTATGGGAGCAAATTTTGATGGTATTGCAGATGTAGCAAAAAATACATTTGGGGTATTTGATAATTCTCGTAATATTAATTTAAATCATAATACTATGAATTTAGGTATGGGAATTGCATCAGCAGTTACACAAAATTATTTTCAAAGTGGGCTGCGTGCATCAGAATTTTATGAATCGTCAACAAAGGCAAAACTAGAGGAAGCCAGCAAGTAATACTTGCCAGCAATAATAATAGGCTATACAATCGGCGGTCTATGCCGCCGATTTTGTTTTTAAGGAGAATTACTTTGAAAAAATTTGCAGCAGTAGCACTGATGCTATCATCACTTTTGATAAGCAACGCTGCGTATGCTACAGATAATAATGTTACTATTACTAAAACTTATTATGCTAAAGCATCATGGTATAAACATGGGAAGAAAACAGCTAATGGTGAAAAATTTTCACCTAATCATCAATTAACTGTAGCACATCGTAAATTACCATTTGGAACATTAGTCCGTTTGACTAACCTAGACAATAATCGCAGTATCATTGCCCGCGTAAATGACCGTGGGCCATATGCTAGAGGCGTAGAGTTCGATATGACCTACCTATGTGCCGTAAATCTAGATATGGTCAAAATCGGTAGTAAAAAATTAAAAGTTGAACTTATTAAAGGTTAATAAAATGTATAATGTGCATGATGATTTAAAAGATAAAACAGTAGAAGAATTAAAAGTTATTTCTGATAACGATAGACTTCCTTATGCTATTTGTTTTCTTAATCTTGAATATGATAATAATATTGGAAATGGAATTAGGTCCGCGCATATTCTAGGAGCAAAGAAAGTTTTAATTTTTGGTAAAAATAAAGTAGATACTCGATCTACTGTCGGCGCACATAATTATATTGATTATGTTCGTTATAATTATAATGATTTTTCTAATGAAAAGGAAATGACTGATAATTTTTTAAGTATGTGTTATTCAAATAAAATATTTCCTATCTTTATTGATAAGACATATAAATCAAAAAATTTAGATAATTTTAATAAAATTATAATTGATTATAATAATCATGAATTTCGTAATGATTTTATATTTTGTTTTGTTTTTGGTAATGAAAAAAATGGTATTCCTGAATGTTTAATCAATACAACAAATGAAGTATATCATTTAGAACAACGTGGTGTTATTAGATCATTGAATGTTGCATCGGCAGCAGCAATTACAATGTATCATGTTTCTAAATATCTTAAACACTAAAAGGAAATATTATAATGAATGTATTAATTTATACAATTAAAAATTGCCCATTTTGTATTATGACAAAGGAATTTTTTAATTCACGGGGAATTGATTTTAGGGAAAAAGAAATTGGAATAGATATTACCCTAGAAAAATATAATAAAATTGCACATAGAACGGCACCAGCAATTTTTATTGATGATAATTTTATAGGGGGTTATGATCAATTAATGTTATTATCGGTAATTCAGCCAGATTTATTTGTAACAAAAAATGGCAATAATTAATTATAAATTATTGGATGGTATAGCATATATCATATTTTATAAAAAAGGATATGCTTCTCTTAGATATATGTTATGCACCCAAAATTTAAAATATGTACCTCAAGAAGATTGGCCACCGGGACCGCCTATCGTATTTCCAGATCATGTAGCAAGAATTTATGATCTGGAAATAATGGCATGGCGATCATTCATTAAAGCCAATATTGTATCTATTATTCCCGCAAAATAATATTTGATTTTTGAATTTTACAATAAATCCATTCATTATACCATTTATCGGATTCAAGGCACCCTCTTTTGAATTGTTCTTTTGCTTCATAATAGGTTGCCTGAGATTTATTTTTACATAAATGTAAAATTGTACGACGAAAATGCTCTTTTCCGTATATTTCTATATCAGATAAAAGAGATTTGGAACTCCCATAATATTTTTTCCAATCACTTTCTTTACGAACAATTTTTCGGCGTTTAGTATTTTTCTTGGCAACTCGTGTAGTATTAACAAAAGTTTTCTTGCCAATATATTTTTTATGATTTTTTAAATTTGTGATGATATAGACAAATGAAACATATTCATCTATATCATCACTTGTAAATATTTTATTTTTATATACCCAAGGATTATCGTAATCCATATTTAATCTTCATCATCCTCTTCTTCATCCATATTATCATTTTCAACTTCTTCCCCACAAATCGGGCAAAAATCAACAACGAATCCTAGCATTCCGGGTTGATTTACTAATATTGTACAATCAACTCCACAATTTTGACAAATAATATCATATTCAGCCATAGTTTATTCCTTAAAATTTAAATGTTAAAATAGTTTTATTAAGTTTTCTACTTTCAATAGTAGAATATTGATCTAGTAAATCATTCAGCAAAAATTCCCACTGTTTAGAAATTTTATTAATACCAAATCTCATATCAGTATAATGCTTTAAAAGATTTGAATAATTTTCCATATCTATATTTTTTGCTTTATCAATTGCTTGATTTAAAGTATTAGCAAAAATTTGTGCATGAAGATTTAAATCTTCATCTCCTTGATACATAATTGTCAATCCACCTGATGTATCGGGTAATGCGCCATAGTTAGGATGAACGCATAATAGTCCCGCGCTCATTGCCTCTATAAGCACTCTACAGGATGTTTCCTCCCAGATGCTAGGGTAGGCCAGAATATGGCTCTGACTGACTTGCTGCCTCACTGTAGCGTAATCCTGATAGCCGTGATATGTAATAGCTGGATGGGCTTTACACCGCTCAAATAATTCATTAAATTGTTTATCCGCATCATCCCAGCCATAAATTTTAAAACTAGAAAATACATGAAGATGAATATCTTTTCTATGATTGTATAGTGCTTCAAATACAGGAACTAAAATACCTAATCCCCTTTGTGGGGTAGATGCATAAACTAAATTAATTACGTCATTAGATTTATTTGGAATATATTGCATAGGCTCAATTCCATTTTCAATAACAATATCTTTTTCAGTATAAGGAAGATTTAATCCTTTTCTAAACATATCATATTGCCAATTACTTACATATACAATTTTATGAAATTTTTGGCGAAAAGATTGTTCTGCTAATTTTTTACATTCAGGATCAGCAAATAAATCGTGGCACCAGAAGATGCGAATTTTATCTTCTTGTAAGTCTCTTACTCGCGAACAAATAATTTGAAAATTATCTTGTAAATCTTGGGGAAGTAATTGCCCTAAATGTCTTTTGGCTAATTCAGTTCCGCCATTTGCTTTAATGGAAATCTCATTTTCATCAAACATAATTAATCCTTTTCATTAATAATATCATAATATTTTTCTACTAATACATTTCCCTTTTTGAGAAATATCAAACCATCATTAAGACGATATTCGTCTTTGTAAATTACATGGGTTATACCTGACTGGTATATAGCCTTGCTACATTCCATGCAAGGTGAATGAGTAATAAAAAGTATTGCGCCAAGTGATGATTCTGTTGATTGGCATAATTTCATTAAACAATTCATTTCGGCATGTAAAACTTCTGGTTTAGTAATCAGAGTGCCATCATTTTTTTCTATTTCACAATTATTATCCCATCCAGAAGGAGTTCCATTATAACCGTAGGCGATGATGCGATTATTTTTCGCGGCAACACAACCAGCCTTTAAACGTCTTGCGGAGGATAACATCGCTGTCTCCTCCGCAATCTTCATATAATATTCTATAAATTTCTTTTTCATATTATTCATTATTACTTTTTGATGCAATTAATAACATATTTGATTTAGCAGGATTTAATGGTTCCATTGTATCTAAATTTACTGGACCAGTAAACTCATTATTTGATGGTATAAATCCACGAATTGATACATCTTTATTTTTTGCTAAATTTTTCCATAATTTAAGACCGCCCATTGTTTGTTCACCGCTTGTAATAACCATGTCATGATTGGTAATTAAATGATGATATAAATCATGCGCTTTTAATGATGATCCTTTTTTGGAAGAAACCATATCTACATGAATATTTTTTGGTAATTTACCTTTATTTTTATCCATATCAGTAACATTTACTGATACATGAGATGTTTTGTCATCTGGATGCCACGCATAAATCGTATGATATTCAGGATGATTTGTATCATTAATATGATAGATATGATGACCAGTTGGGGTTTCTGAAATTTTTCTAATATTTAATTGATTATCAATTGCATGATCCATAGGATCAAATGGTTTACTTCCATTTACATTATATAAATCTCTATCTTCTATTGAAATATGATGCGTATTCATTTCTTTAATTATTGTGAAATGATTTTTGTATTTCATTTCCATACATCTCCCCAAGTTCCTGTCATCGCGCCTTTAGAATAATTGGTACTTCGATTTTCAAAGAAGTTAACGTGTGCTGGGGCATTTAGAATTTCTTCTACCCACATTAAAGGATTCTTTTTTATTTTAAAAATGCCTTTTAATCCCAGAGCAATTAATCTCCTATCACAAATATATCTAATATATTGTTTTACTTCATCGGCAGTTAGATTTTGCATTGGTCCCAGGGAAAAAGCAAGATCAATAAATGCATCTTCTAATTCAACCATTTTAGTTGCAATAGTATAAATTTCACTTTTTAATTTATCTTTCCAAATATGACGATTTTCTTCAACGAAAGTTCGAAATAATTTAATCATACTTTCACAATGCAAGGTTTCATCAATGATTGACCATGCAATAATCTGACCCATTCCATTCATTTTTCCATGACGAGGAAAATTCAAAAGCATGATGAAAGAACTGAATAATTGCATACCTTCGGTGAATGCCGAAAATGCGGCAATTTGTTGTGCAATTGATTCTTCATCGCTTTTAGCTAAAGTGGCAAAATATTCGTGTTTATCTCGCATTTCTTTGTAGTTATGAAATTCTTCATACGTGGTTTCAGCCATACCAACAGTTTCAATTAGATGACTGTATGCAGCAATATGGAGTGCTTCACGCGCGGCAAATGATGAAAGCATCATGCGAATTTCTGGTTGTGGGAAGAAAGGCATATATTTTTCAATATAACCATCCGCAACATCAATATCTCCTTGAGTAAAGAACCGAAAAATCTGAGTTAGAAAATATCGTTCTCCATCAGTAATTCGTTGATTCCAATCATTTACATCACCATCCATTGGAACTTCTGTATGAAGCCAATGAGATTGTTCTGATTTTAACCACGCATCATATGCCCACGGATATGAAAATGGTTTAAAATAATCACGTCTGTCTGTTAATTTTAATTTTTTATTACTCATAATTCATTATCCACTACATGCTAAACATTCATCTGATTGTTCAAGACCAATTTCTTGAATTTCATGAATGATTTGTCGTTCAATTTGTTTACCTACTTTATCTGTTCTACCAACATTTTCACTTCGGCAATAATATAATGCTTTACATCCAGATTTCCATGCTAAGAAATGAACATCATGTAAATATTTAACATTAGTTGTTGGTTCAAAAAATAAATTGATTGATTGTCCTTGATCAATAAATCTTTGTCTAGTAGATGCATGTAAAATAATCCATCTTTGGTCAATTTCTAATGCAGTTTTAAATACATTTTTATCATGTGCTGATAAGAAATCTAAATGTTGAACTGATCCTTCATTAGCTAATACACTTCTCCAAACTTCATCAATATCTTGTTCTGGATATTTTTGTTTTAATAGATTTGTAAAATGTTCATTTCTTGTAGTATGCACACCCGATAAAGTTTTTTGATTGTAGATATTAGCTTTAAGAGGTTCAATTGATGGGGAAACATTACCACAAATAATTGAAGATGTTGCGTTTGGGGCAATCGACATTACATGAGAAAGACGATATCCAGTTCCAATTGCATCCAGCGCCTCTCCTCTTTCTTTACCAAGACGTAAATTTGCATTATTTAATTGTTCTCTAATATGTTTAAAAATTTTATTATTTGCATCAATTGCCTCTAAACTTTCGAAGGCGATATTATTTTTTTGTAGATAAGAATGCCATCCTAATGCACCAACACCAACAGACCTTTCCATCATTGCAGAATATTTTGCACGTTTGATTGTATTTGGTGCATTTTTAATAAAATATTGTAAAACATTATCTAACATTTCAAGAATATCAGATAAAAATAATGGATCATCTTTCCAAATATCATAATATAATAAATTTACTGATGATAAACAACAAACTGCTGTTCTTTCTTTATTTGTTGAAAGTTCTATTTCTGAACATAAATTTGATTGTTTAATTTCCAATCCCTTATCTTTTTGCCATTTAGGTAGTGCTCTATTTGCTGTTGTAATAAAATGAAGATATGGTTCCCCTGTTTCCATTCTATTATTAAGAATTTTTTGCCATAGATATTTGGCGGAAATTTTTTTCATAACTTTTTTATTATGAGGATTAATTAATTCCCATGTATCATCATAATTTGGGATAGTCATACATTTTTCAATAATTTGCATAAATTCATCAGTTACATTAATTCCATGATGTAGATTTGGTGCGCGAAGATTTTGGTCTCCGGTTGCTTTACGCATATCAATAAACATTTCAATATCAGGATGCGAAATATCAAGATACATAGCATAAGAACCACGTCTAGTTGTTCCTTGTTGATATGCTCTACATGATGCATCATAAACTCTTAAATGAGGCATCACACCTGTTGATTTTTCATCTTTAGCCCTAATACCCAAACCAACTCCAACACCACCACCAAGCATTGAAAGCCAATTAGTCTCCGATAAAGTATCCACTAATCCTTCAGTTGAATCTTGCATATAGCTTAGAAAACAACTAATTGGTAATCCTTTTTTTGATTTTCCAAATGATAAAATTGGGGTGGAATATGAAAGCCAATGTTTTGATGCATATTCATATAATCTTTGAGCATGTTCAGGATTGGAACTAAATTTTTCGGAAACATATGCATATCGTTCCTGGGGGCTTTGTTCTTCATCTTTCATATAAGATTCGCGCAGACGTATTACCCCAAGGGAATCAAATAACGAGTCCCTTGTTAAATCTATAGATACCATTTTTAATCCTTTAATGATTTTTTGTTTACGAGGATTTCTTATTTAGTTTTAGACCCGATTTAAAAATGGGAAATATTGTTGCAAATTTTGTAGTAGAGCATTTGCAATAATTCTGTGTTCCTTTTGTGTTGACGGATCAGCGCGAACTTGAATGTAATGAATAAAGGAACGTAAAGTTCCATTAATGTAATAGGTTGTTTTGGTTAATCCTTCAGGAAGCACAACTCTTGCTTGTTCTTTTGCAATACCATTTGCAACTGCCCAATCATAATTTTCTTTTGCAAGATCAATTTGTTTTAATTGGCGAGAAATCCATTCTTCTTGTAATTTATCATCTTCAACATCAATACTATTTTGACGATTTTTTTTATCTTGAAGCCTTGCTTCTCTGACAACAAATCCACTATCTAGTTGTGTTGGGTCGGCATATCTTTGAGAATTATGAACTAAAATATTATTTGCAACATAATTATGTGAATTGTGTTCAACTTCTAAATCATAAGTCATTTCTTCGCCAATATATTCAATATGCTTAAATGTTGTCCATTCAATACCTAATTTAGATTTTTTTGATTTATTGATTTTATAATCTCCGTTTAAATTATGAACATCATAATGACAATTTTTACATAATACTTCAATATTGTCGAAATCATATGCTAATTCTGAGTGTGAATATACGGGTTTTATATGATGAAGATGTAATTTTTTATTAGAATTACATTTATTACATGTATAATTATATTTTATTAAAAATGATGATCTATTTGCATTACACCAATCAGCAATTTTTAAACGTTCTGACCGCTCAACACCGCCTTTCCATAAATTGGAGTCGGCACCGCGTTTAGCACTTTTACGCATTTTTTCAATAGTTTCTTGTTTATGTTTGGGCAGAGAATATCCGAATTTCCCTTTATTCCAAATTTGGGTGTATTGTGCAACTTCTTTTTTTGTAAATTGAAGTTTATTAATTTTTAACCATTTTCTAATTGTGTGATATGACACCCCCGCTTTTTCGGCAATATATGGAACCCCAAAGCCTTTAATAATAGATTCTTCTTTAGCTTCTTTTAACCATTCGTATGATTGATAGACAGGAATACCGTTGGTTGCAACTTCACAATTATTAGTCATAGACCACATATTTTTATTGTTAGTTAGACCAACAATTTCTTCTAAAGGAAGAAATCCATTTTTTGTGAAAAATCTCTCTTCTTTCGTGCATTTAATTGTTTTTTCGTTAGTTAAAGTAACTTTAAATACTGGTTTAACACCTGTTTTAAATATATTAGAAATATGTGAAGTAGTAAAACATTTATTTACTTCATCATATACTCGAATATGCATATTTTTAATTACATTTTGTGTATGGGAATTTTTAATCCAATTATTGTATAAATGTTCAATTTCTTTTGTGTAAGATGAATTTCCGTCCCGTTTTAAAACACTTGGTAATATAAATCTAATTTTTGTGTCACCAGAAACACAAAATTCTTGGAAATTTTGGCTTCGGTGACGAATTGCTTGATGGGAAATATCGCGCGTTGTTTTAATTTCACAGGCAATATTGACCATTTCAAAAATCGACCAATGTTTATTACGAATACAATACATAAGAAGATTTTCTGATGTGTCATTATTCATCTGATTTGATGGATTACTAACCCTAGCACAATAGGCCACAAATTCTTGTGGTGTCAATTTTTGGCCAGTTACATTATCTTTAATAAAAGATTCAGTCATTCCGATTATTTTAACACTTACATAATCTTCGTAAGATTCAATACTCATATTTTAAAATACCTCTTATTGTTATTGGTTAGCCTTAATATACACCAGATATAGTGATATGTCAATATCAATCTTGGATCAAATTTTCTAAATCAAATGGATCATCATATTCAAATGGATTTTCATCTTCTTTTACTTCCCATGCCCAATGCACAGCTACCCAAGAATAGATACATTCTTCTAATGTAATATATTCATGCCCTGGACCAAATTTTTTAATCATTTTAGTATAAAAATGATCCCAATATTCATCATAAATTTCTTTACCAGTCATTGTAATATATTCTGGAAAATTGGGACCAGCCGAAGATGGTTGAATATACATCCATTTTTTATTAAATATTTCTTTGCGTCTTTGATATTCTTTTTCTAGATGATCACAAACCATAATTTCGTAAAATTCACTACCAGAGTTAGAGATGGCAAACCAACAATTACTACCTAATCGAAATACTTCAATTCCGTCAACAATCATTTTTTCAAATTGAATTGTTTGAATACTAAAATCAAGTTTCATTTTCTTCCTTTACCTCAATATCTGAACCATCAATATAAAAATCGTCATTTTTATTAACAAAAAATGACATTACATAATATGATAGAGTTGAATGATAAAAACCAAAAGTAAGAATGGATGAAAATCCATCAATTACTTCAGTAATTCCAATAATAAATCTTTGCCAGGGTTTCCACATTATTTTTTAACCCTATACTTAATAATTGTTTCTTCATATGGTTCAACTTCATCACATTCAATCATGTCATCATCATACTCATATGGGCTTTCATCTTGTTGTTCAGTTGCGCCAACACTATAGTAAGTAATGTAATATTTTCCTTTGAATGAAAAGATGTGTTTATGATGAATTGACCAACGACTAGTATCATTAATTTCATTTAAAATAGTTTTATATTCATCACCTTTTTCATCCTCATATTCTTCATCCCACAATAATTCTTTAAGAATTTCTTTTTTAAAAAGCATTTTATTTCCTTCCATTAAGGCCAAATACAGACCGCTTGTTCAGAGGCAACATCTTTAACTTCTTCAAAATCCTCTAAATTAAATGCCATTCTGTCATCAGAATCATATAACATAATTCTTACATCCTGAACTTTATCGAAATAATTACCTTCAGCATCACTTGATAAAATTACATTCATGTCACCATCAAATGATTGTAAATATTCAATTAATTCTTTTACTTTCATTTTTAAATCCTTTCACTTTATTCCATTTTTTAAGTTTTAATATCCCGGCTAAATCTTTAAATGTATTTTGTTTAATAATAAACATAATATCATTACTACTCATACCAGATTTAATCATATCATTAATATCTTTATGTTCTAATGTATCCGGCCAGATTACTATTTGCAATCCATTATTCAAACATGCTTCCATTTTACGAATAATTTCACTATTACGTGGTTGATTGTCAAATATGACAACTGCATTATTATAGATATTTGGTAAATCAAAAGTAAAATCTGATCCCGCCATTCCTAAAGAATTTGGAATAAACAATGAATCAATTGGTCCCTCTAAAATATAATAACGTCTATTATAATCAATTGTATCCAATCCATAAATTTTGGGATAATTATCATTTAAAATAATTGAATAATATTTTGGCTCAATATTACCAAAACTTCTACCTTGCACAGCATACATTTTTTTGTCTTTATCAAAAAAAGGAATAACTAAACGGGGTTCATCATATACTGCGTCAAATTTTCCAGGTAATAATTCATTAATCCAAGATTTAAATTTTGGTGTATAATATAATTTATAATGAAATTTTTCTGGAATCTGTCGTTCATTTACATAAATTTTAGCTGGATGATTTGCTTTTAATTGTGAAATTTTTTTAATATTAGTTAATCTTTTATCATTAAAATGAATTGCATCCATTTTAATTTTTTCTATTTTTTGTTCAATATGTTCAGTGGACGCCGTTTCAAAAAATCTTTCGCGAACATATTCTGAATGTAATAATAAATTAAATTTTTTTAAGAAATTGTCAAATCCCATGCTTTCGCCACAATTATGACAATATCCATTAAATCCATTTTCTTTTTCAAAGAAATAAAATCTAGCCTTTAATTTATTTTTTGTGCTATCCCCACAAAATGGGCAACTACAATTAGCAAGAATAGAACTTTTCCATTTAAAGTTTCGTAATCCTGCCGAACATAAATCAATATATTTACGATCTAACCATAAAGATGACATTAATTATATACTCTTTTTGTTTATGACAAGTAGAGTATACCACTATATGATTACCGTGTCAACTAGATTTTGAACACAAATTTATAAATTACTGGTGATAAAAAAATTATTATAGCAAATACACCATATACATACCATCTAAATTGCTCTAAATGATCGACTCTTTTATTTAATTCGGTCAATTCTTCTTTAATTAATATATTATCTTTATCTTTATATTCAAATTTCATTTCATGTATTGCTATTATATGTTTTAACGATGTAGATATATCTACTAATTTTTCAAAACTAGTTTCTAATTTAGATAATACATCTGCTATTTTATTTAAGTCATGTTCTAATACTGTTATTCTAGTATCAAGACTTAATTCCGCTTTATTATTATCTATCATTTTTGGTTTTATCTATTGATGAACCATAATAGTAGCCAAATACCATAGCAATAATAGCATCCAATGTTCCTAATGCTCTCATTACAATCTCCCTCATTTCTTGTGGTAAAATATGGCCAGACACTAGCCATAATTGGATTGCAATATATAGACCAGTAACAATATATGCTAAGTATTTATTTGTATTATCTTTAAGTTGAATTTCTCTATTACGAGCAGAATCTAGATTAGCATTATTTAATTCTTGAACATTTACTTGCAATTTTTTCATTTGTAGAGCAAAATCTTGTTCAAGTTGTTTAAATTTAAAAAGCATTTCTGGATCAGCATTAGTAACTTTTTCTAATACTTCTTTTTCTGGAGTAGCAGGATCAAGTCCTAATATATTAATTAATGATTTTACAGCAACACCTCCTAATGGCCCACCTAAAGCAGTAGCTACAGTGGGGGCAACAGTGGATAGTATTTCTTTAGCTGTTTTTAATAAATCTTCCATCCTTATTATCTTTCTTTATTAATGGTGTTTTACGGATCAAAAAAAGCATTGGATTATCTTTTTGAGCAATACCACTTGAAACATTAACAGGTGCTTCTGATTCTTTTAATAAAGAAGATATAAAAGATTGTGCCGACATATTTTTAATAAAAAAGTTTTGTGGAGATTTTTCTATAATTTTTTTAATACGTAATATTAATAAATCAAATTTTGTGAAAGATTTATTTTGTACAAAATTCATTTTTTTACGAGAAATTAAAATATTTCCATTTTTATCAATTACACCAGATGTAAATGCAGGCCATTTATCAAAGGGCATTAAAAAACGAATTAAAAATTCATAGCAATAAACGTTATTCATTTCCTTATCATCAGGAAAACGAATATTTTTTTTAATACCATAAACATTTAATATATTTTGTATATTATTATCATTATCCATCTTTTTGCCTAAGAATAGTTATTATAAGATCATCCATTTGTATATCAATAGTATTAATATTTATGCTATTGATATTATACACAATTGGTGGCACTTTTTTTAAAAATATTAAAAATGTTTTGAGAATGGATAAATGATCATTTAATTTTAAAAATAAAATTCTAGTTATTGCCCCCTCATCAAAAACATTATATAAAACAATTAAATGGTTTAATACTAATCTTTTTTGTATTAAACCATTCTTTTTATATTTATTAAAAATTCTTTTTAAATAAACAATTCTTTCTAAGTCATCATAAAATTCTTTAGTGCTACTACAATTATTATTGTTATAATTTTTTGCAGCATATAAAATATAATTTTTTTCAGTCAAATTTTCATTATTCATAAATTAAAAAGTTTCTAATGGGATTCTTCGTAAAACATTGTTAGAAATTGCAATATACAAATGCGTATTACTAAAGAATATTGTTCCTTTAGTATTAGTTTCTGTATTACTAACTGCAATATGTGTATTACCCAAAATTAAATTATTAACGATAATAGTGTCCACATTCGAAAATAATGTGGACACTAATAATTTACTTGTTTGGGATTGAGTATTCGGGTTAGTTACCGCAACTAAAAAATCATTAGATGAAATACTATTAGTTGTCGGTAACTTAGATAATTTAGTCATTAGGCATCAGGAAGAATTGAATCATCAGATGCATCACCAGTAAGTGAACCCATAGCAACTAATGTTTCGTATGTTACACGACCCGCACGACCGCCTGTGCCGACTGTTCTTACCACCCACCCAGCATGGGTTACACCATTATTTTTAGCACCACCAACAGTAATAACCCCTGTTGCTTGAACACCTGTTAATGCATGGCCTGTTTCGGTTAACCCTTTAGTCAATGTAATTCTGCTACCAGTTGGCGAATTAGCAAGAGCAACTACAGTAGAATTAGCAAATTGAACATAATATGTTGTTCCGCTTGTTAATCCAGAAATAGCTGTATTATTTGTTGCTACTTGATATACGAGTGGATCACCAATTACGAATGCCCCAGCAGATGAAATAGTAATTACGCTATTTGCACCATTTGTACCATTATCAGGACCGGCAGTTACCGCAGTATTTGCATTAAATGTAGTATTTGCAGGTGCGGCAATTACAACAGTTGGTTTTGTTACATAACCACTGCCCGCTACTGCAACATTTAATGCAGAAATTTTACCAGTAGAATTAGCTGTAGCATTTGCAGTGCCACTAGTTCCACCATTAGTTACTGTTAATGTAACCGCAGCATTTGCTGTATAACCAGTGCCCGCATAGGTAATAATGCCTGATACAAGATTACCAGAGGCAACATTTGCTTCTGTAGTATCAACCCCAAACATACCAACAATTTTGTTTGATATAAATGCACTAACAGTAGTATTACCAAATAAGGCATCTCTATTAGCAGAATTAGCAGTTTTATTAAATTGTGACGGAGCCCATAATACTGAATTAGACGCTACATCATTTTTATTAAATTGAGCCATTTTGTTTTTTACCTTATCTTTTTGCTATTGAGAGAAACGATTTAAATGAAGCGCGCATTTGTTGGGCAACTTTTGCTTTTTCAAATGGCGATAATTTTTCATAATAAGTCAATGCCCTTTTAGCTAATGATGGTTCAATAGTAGCTTGGGTTCCATCCTCAAATGAATAATCAACTGCGGCATCACTAGAAATAGCTTTTTGTAATGCTTTTGTAATACGACTACTTGATTTAATTTTACCTGTATGGGTAGCTACGGCTTGTGTCATGTTAATCTTCTTTTACTTTTGGGTTTAAGATTATATTTTCGTTTCCGGGATTTAAATTATTTAAATAATCAAATATACTATTTATATAGTCAAAAGCAGTAGAAATTTTAGTTTCCATCCAATCTTCAATTTGAACATTTGATTTAAGCAACATTGATAATTTAACTGCTCTATCCGCTGTCATCATCAATGTTGCTTGAATTGTTTCTGGATTATTTTGTGTATCATAATTAATAGAAGAGCTATTCGATCCAACAGGAAGTTGGTTCACAACATTATCGGATGACTCAGCTACGAAAAAATTTAGAACCATTTCTGGCATATTTTTTTCAATACCATGTTCAAAAAGTACATCATATGTATTTTCAGAAATAGTCAAAATTTCACCAAGTCCAAATTTTGCATGATAAACAAAATTTTCATTAGCTGCATTTGACATTCTTTGTTTAATACGTTCTGCGGCAACTCTTTTTTGAGCACGCATTGGATCATTTTCATCTCCAGCGGCAGTTGATGTATCTTGGCCTTTTGATAAATTAAGAGAAATTTTATTTAAATCATCAGCAGACATTTCTGGTGTTTTTGGTGTAATTGTAGCAATTTTAGGTGCAATTTTTGCTGCTTTTGGTGCTGCGGTAGCATCAGAACCAATACCACCTTTTCCTAATGGTTTTGTTAAATCAACACTTGGAGGAGCAATTGCTTCGCTATCTTGTCCGGTTACAGTGGGAGATTTAGGAGAAGATGATGGTTTAATTTCCATAGTAGGAATATTATCAATAGCATTTTGTGCTCTATTAAATAAACCTGTTGGGCCACCTTCTCCGGTTTGGCCGCGTGGCCTTGTAGGTAATGGCATATCAATTTTAGATTGATCTGTAATTTGGGGATTTTTAGGAGAAGGTGAAAGTTGCGGTTTAATTGTTCCAGATGGTGGTTTTATTCCCCCGCCCCGCAACATTCTTCCTACTACATCACCAATTACACCAAATGTGTTTGGTGTAATTTTAAATTCATTAATTTGGGTTTCTTCTTGTGATAATTGTCTTTTTTGAATTAAAGATGACGCATCTGATTCAGGCGTAGATGCCGGTTTTTGAAATAATTGTTCTTTTGGAACCTTTTTTATTTGTGGTTTTGGCTCAATTTCAACATTATCAAGAGTTCCAAGATCAACAACAGGTTTATTATTAATTTTTGCTGCTGCTTCAATAAGACTATCTGATAATCCTAATCTTTTTCGTAATGATTGTGTCATTGTTAATCCTCTATTTATATTTTTTCATATTATTTATTGATTTACATTTTTCTTCATAATATACTCTAAAATTTTTTAATTTTTTACGTCGCTCTAATTGTTGCCCAGGTGTTACTTCAGTATATGCTTTTACTATATCATCTGTTCCAATTTCATGTGGTCTACTTTGTAAACATGGATCATATGATTGTGTAATTATTTGTGGATTTTTATTTAAAATCATAGCATTTTGTGATCTAATTCTTTTAATATTAGATAAAGATGTTTCTTTATATGTTTTATTTTTTGAATCAATAGTAGGTGCGGTATCACCACGAACAATCGGATCATATGATTGTGTAATAAATGTGGGTATTGTTGATAATTCGTGGGCATTTTGTGTTCTAATTCTTTTAATATTAGATAAAGATGATTCTTTATATTTTTTATTTTTTGGATCAATAGTGAGAGCGGTATCTCCACGAATAATTGGAATACCTTTATTATCAAAAGTTTGATCTGGAGATGTATCAGTATCAATATCTATTCCACCTTTTATTTTAGGTCTCCATCTAAAAGGTAAATTACCGCCTTTTGGTGGTATATCAATTTTTGTGTCTGATCTTGGTTCAGGCATAGGAATAGGAATAGGAATAGGTTTTGGTTCTTCTATTGTTTTAGGAATAGGTTTTGGTTTTTCTATTGGTTGAGGGGTAGGTTTATAAGGTTCTACTGGTCTAACTGGTGCAGGAGTAGGTTCTACTGGTCTAACTGGTGCAGGAGTAGGTTCTACTGGTTTAAACGGATTTGGCATCCAACTAGGTTTTTCTTTAGGAATAGTTTTTACTGCATCTTTAGAAAATTTTTTAACTAATTCTTTTGCTAAATATTCAGAAACATATTCTTTTAATTCATATTTACCTGAAGTATTTTTTATTATTTTTTTCATAACATTTCCCTATTTTTTATCTTGAAACTTCTTCCCAATCTATTGAGCCAAATACAGTAGATGTATCAACACTAGCGGCTACAGCTAAACTTAATGTTACTGGTGTTGATGTTAAACTATTTCTTTCTAATTGAAATTTAAATAATGCTTCTTTTAAAATTTCAACAGGCATTGAACTTTGTGTTGATGAACTAAAATACCCACTAGCAAGGGTTCTTCCACCAGAAATAGCTGTTCCACTTAATGTATATTCAACTGAAGATGTCGAACCAGCATCAGTCCATGCCGCAGTAGTAACTGTCCCATCGGCAATAACTCTCCAATTATAATTTGTATTATTACCTAATCCCTGCAAAGAAATAGCAGATAATATAACTATACCATCAAGATGTGTCGATTTTAATCTAATAGATACTACAGGATAATATGTTCCAGCAGTTGCTAATGCTTTTGCGGATGTTATTGCGGTTCCAATAGATTGCTGCGCGCCTCTTAATTCATATCCACCCTCTGAAATTACAGTTGAACAAATTTGTTTTAAATTACTATTACTAGTAACTGTTCCTGTATTTTTTATTTCATATCTTAATGGTAAACTTGCAGTAGTAATATATGTTTGTGTAAGTAAATTGGCATGATGAAAAGAATGGCAGTGAATAATTTTACCATCTATAACAAAACCACATCTAACACTTCCAACACCAAGCCATTCTAAATCAATCCAAAAAATTTGTGCTTTAGATAAATCTAATGTTAATAATGATGGTCCTGTTCCATTTAAAGGATCAATATTCCAATTTGATTGAGATATTTTAGTATCAACTATACTACCACTAACAAAAGATCGTTGAACAAAATAAATATTTGTATTATCTTGTTCTAAAAAGATTCCATTTTGGGCACCAAAATATCCAACTCTTTGTCTTAAATTAGTTTTAGTTGGATTAAAAACAAAAGTATTTAATACTAATAATGATTTTCCCGGTTGATATGAAAATACTTTTGTAGTTTCTCTAATTATTTCAGAATTTGATGTAGTATCAAGAGTTAAATCCATTAACCCAGAATTAGCATTAAATGTATATGTTGTACCAGCAGTATTAGATGTATACCAAAGATTATTATCTCTATATCTATAAGAAGAATCAAATAAAGTTAAGGGGGTAGACATTCTATTCCGCCCAAATGCATCTACAGAAGTTCCTGATGGATTAGCGGGACCAACTAAATTTCCATATTGATCGGCTAACATCATTACTTCAAATATAGTTTTTCCATCACTTAAATATTGATGTGTATCTTTACGAAATTGTGCCATTAATATGTCCTTTTCAAATTTATTATCTTTAAAATTTGATAATAAATTAATATCTATAATTTATAGATATTTATAAAAACCATTATCGCACGTATAAACTACATTTTTAATATTAAAGGTAGCAATAGCCTTAGCACAACCGTTGCATGGCTTACTAAGCCCCCAAATCAATTGCTTCTTTGAAGTATCACAATACTTAATTCTACAAATATAAAGAGTAGACTTACTTATTTCATTAATATCAATTATACGCAATGCATTCTTGATACAATCGGTTTCAGCATGAAGATAAATTGATTCTGAATTGCGAGAAAATCGTGCCTGAAAAGGATGGCTCTTCATTTGATTTATTCCATAAGAAATTATATTATTCTTATAGACCAAACATGCCGCCAATCGTGCGCGATTAGTAGAACTAGGATTAATTGCCAACGCAACCTTTTCCAATTCCTTCAGAAATCGTTCTTCGCGTGTCATCGACATTTTTAATATTTTCCAGAATTTTAATATATGGTAATGAAAAAGTTTGTTTTACGAGAGAATATTTTTCTATAAACAAATTAAAAAGAACTGTCTCATAACCATGTGCCTCTATTTCCCAAGGATAGAGCCAATATGTATCATACTCATCGTATGAATGCAATACTCCATTCCATAATACATGATCTTCATGAAATTCTGTATTATCAATCCATATTTGTTTAACATGAGCCAATTCATGAATCAATGTTCTTGTGGTCATAAAAATATTTTGTTCTTCTGATAAATCAACACCAACTTCTTTTTTCAACAATTTATTTTTAATTTTATAATGATGTGTTAATCCAAATATTTCTTTAAAATCATTATGCATCATTTTTTCTTTTGAAGAAAATTTTATACGTAAAATATAATCATCATTATTCATTAATTCGGGGAACAAAACATGACCAAAAAAATTAACCATATAATTAATTAGTTGTTTTTTATCTTTGTCTATACATTTGTAAATTCTTATTTTCATCTTATTATTATACCCCTAAAAAAAATTTATGCAACCGCATTTTTTTGTTGACATTTCCAAAATTATGGATATAATGTGGAGTGTCCACAAGGGAAACATATTTAATATATAATGATAACTATTAATGAATAGGAAACCAATGTTATTAACTAAGGAAAAAATATAATTATGAGATTGAGTATTTCTGAAATTTTTAAAAATGCTAATGAAATAGATGATTCCGATAAAAGAATTAAATATTTACATCAAAATGATAGTCCAGCAATACGATTATTATTAAAATATTGTTTTGATGAAAGAATTGAATTTCTACTTCCAAAAGGTGGAACTGTTCCATATAAACCATCTGAATTTATTGATGCACAAGGAATGTTATATTCTGAAGTAAAAAAATTAGATAGGTTTACTAATTTACATGCTGCAATGGCACAACCACAAAATAAATTACGGAGAGAACAATTATTCATTATGCTGTTAGAAAGCATTGACAAGAATGATGCCGAACTGCTAGTATCAATAAAGGATAAGAAATTACCCTATAAAAAAATAACCCGCAAATTTATTGAAAAGGTATACCCAGGTTTAATAGATGAGTAAATCATTTAAAAAGCATAATCGAAAATATTTCGATGATGATTATGAATATCAAGATAATTCCAATTATCATAAAAATTTAAAAAAAGATAAATGGAAAGACGAACGCAGAAAACAAAATCGTAAAAATAATAGATTAGATAACGATGAAAATGATGAATATGAAAATTACTTTCGCTGAAAATCCTTACTTACCAAATAGTGATTTAAATCCTGAATATGTTACTACCATTCCTTTACCAAATGAATATTTTATTAAATTGCTTCATACCTATGAAGGTATAGGAATGACTGACAAATATAGGGCAGTAACATATATGGAAATTTATAAAGGTAAAGAAAATATTACTGAAAATTTTTATAAAAATGTAGTATCAAAAGATACATTTAATAATATGGAATTTCCAGTAGTAGCAACAACAAATTTACTTTCTCAAATAATCATGTTTACAGAATATTTACCAATTTTTAAAGAAACAGAAAATGCCTAATTATAATTTTAGAAATAATACAACGGGTGAAGAATGGACAGAATTTATGACTAATTCTGAACGTGAACATTATTTAAAGTATAATCCAAATGTTGAACAAATCTTTACAACGCCAATTATGTTGGGTGATCCTGTGGCTCTTGGTGTTAAAACTATTGATAAAGGTTTTCGTGATGTATTAAAAAATGTACAAAAACATCATTCACGCGGGAAAGGTATTAATTTTCGATAATGTCTACAGAACGGTCACTAAAAACAAAAAGAAAAAAACAAGCACGTAATAATTCATCTGCGAATACAGCAGTTAATCAATCATTATCATCATTATTTGAACTTAAAACAATTAAACCCTTAACAATAAGGCAACAAAGAACATTTGATGCATTTGATGATAATAAACATTTAATTCTTCATGGTGTTGCAGGAACCGGAAAAACCTATATTTCTTTATATCTTGCTCTTGATGAAATATTTCAAGAAAATCCTCGATATAAAAAAATAATCATTGTGCGTAGTGTTGTTCCTACTAGAGATATTGGATTCTTGCCTGGAAAAATTACGGAAAAAATTAATATTTACGAATTGCCATATGATAATATTTGTAATGAATTATTTCATACAAAATTTGCTTATTCTCAATTAAAATCAAAAGGTATTATTGAATTTCAATCTACATCATTTGTACGTGGTTTGACATTTGATGATGCAATTATTATTGTTGATGAAATGCAAAATATGACTCGTATGGAATTACATAGTATTCTTACTCGTATTGGTAAAAATACACGATTTATTATGTGTGGCGATTATAGACAAGATGATTTAAAAGATAAAAAAACAGAACAATCTGGTTTAGCGGAAATTATGGATGTATTGAATGGAATTAAATCTGTTCAAACAATTGATTTTGAAATTGAGGATATTGTTCGTTCGGGATTTGTTAAAGAATATATCTTAGAAAGATATAAGATGGGTTTATCTTAATGCCCCGTTCTAAATATTTTCGTTATATTACTGATTTTGATACAAGTAAACTTGATATAGTTAAATCTATAACACTTGAAACTGGTCGCACTTATCATCATCCTAATGGTAAAACATATCCATCAGTAACAACTGTAATGTCACATGTAGCTAAGGATGGTATTGATAAATGGAAAGAACGTGTAGGCGAGCAAGACGCCCGCAAAGTTATGGTACAGGCTTCACGTAAAGGAACCTTATTACACGATACCTGTGAACGATATATATTGAATGAAGAAGATTATCTTGGTAATAATGATGTAATTACTAATCTATCATTCAAATATATTAAAAAAATATTAGACGAAAATGTAGATGATGTATATGTTATTGAAAAATCTTTATATTCAGATTATCTTGGGGTTGCCGGAAAAACAGATTTAATCGCAAAATATAATGGTAAAAAATCTATTATTGATTATAAAACATCACGTAAAGAAAAAAAGAAAGAACATATTACTACTTATTTTATGCAAGCAACAGCATATAGTATTATGTTTGAAGAATTGACTGGTATTCCTATTACTGATCTTACTATTATTATGACATTTAATGATGGCGGGGGGAATGTATTTCAGGAAAAAAGAGATAATTATGTTGAACAATTGATTGAGGCAATTAAAAATTATAATGAAAATATTAAACGAACATATTAAAAATATAAGAGATATAGCAAAAAGTAATCAGATATTATTAATGGATGCTATTAATCATTATATGGAAAGAAATGAACTTGATCCATATTTTATTGCTGATATTATACAAAGTGATAAAATATTTTTTACTGAAATAAAAGAAGAAGCGAAAAAATTAAAATTGGTGAAATGATGACTTCATTTGATGCTTTTTGTTTATTTACAAGTTTATCAATGCATTTTAAAAATAAAAAATATGACTATTTTAAATATAGAGGAAAAGTTAATCTTAAACCAGAATCATTTGAAAAAAGAAATGACAAATATGCATTTTATAAATTGTCTAAAATGAATGATCCTGAAGGATTAATAGTTGCTAATCTTTTCGAAAATTCCAAATGTTGGGTCACAGATTGCTTGACTAAACAAGGGGATTCGGTATATAAGAAACGCCAGAAGGTAAGAGAATCACTCTTATATACTTTTAAGAGTGATCTTTCTAAATTCGATGAAGATTTTGATAATAATTTTAGGATAATAGAAGATATTGATATTTACCCTAAAATTATACGTTGTTATCTTCAACAAAAAATAACACCTGAAACCGTCATTATTATTGATAGATTGACGAATTTTCTCAGTGTTATTAATGGTAAAATTCAGGATGACATTATTTGGCCTGATATTTACCAAAAATTAATTAAGTATAAACCTTTTATTAGGGTGGAAACGGACATATATAAAAATGTAGCAATACAAAAATTCAAATATACAGAAGATACTAATTATACAAATTATATGGAGAAATAATAAAATGGTAAATTTTGCCGAACTAAAAAATAATCGTAAAGCACAAGCAGAAAATCTTGCAAAACAATTGCAAGCACAAAATACAAAACAAAATTATGATGATGATACTTATTGGCAACCAACAGTAGATAAAGCTGGAAATGGTCTGGCAATTATTAGATTTCTTCCTCCTCCCCCAAATGAAGAAGATGCCCTAATCCGTTATTGGGAACATGGTTTTAATGTTGTTCATGGCGATAAAAAGCGTTGGTATATTGAAAAATGTTTAACAACATTAGGTCAAGATGATCCTGTTGTTGAAATGAATAATCAACTTTATGAATCTGGTGATAAAGAAAATATTCAATTAGCTAAAGATCGTAAACGTAAATTATATTATGTTGCCAATATTCTTGTTATTGATGATAAAGGCGCACCAGAAAATAACGGAAAAGTATTTCGTTTTAAATTTGGTAAAAAAATCTATGATAAAATTAATGAAATGCTTCATCCAACATTTGAAGATGATGCACCAATTAATGTTTTTGATATGTGGGAAGGGTGTAATTTTCGTCTAATTATTCGTAGGGTAGAAGGTAATAGGAATTACGATCAATCGGTGTTTGTAAAACCACCTACATCTATTTCTGATGATGATGATGTTCTAGAAAAAATCTGGAAGTCCTCTCATTCTCTGCAATCAGAAATTGCTCCTGAAAAATTTAAATCATATGATGAACTAAAGAAACGCCTCGAATATGTTCTTGGGACATCTCAACCTAAAAAATCATCTAATATTGATGCACCAAAAACAACTACTAATAAACTCATTAATAAAAATGTAAATCAAGTTCCATGGGACGATGACGATGATGAAAATAATGAAAAGGAAAATACTTCATCATCGAATAATGATAACGACGAAGAAGAAGATGATAATGAAATGAGTTTCTTTAAAAAAATGGCTAAGAGAAAATAATGTTTGTAGTGGTATCATTTAATACTGAAGGGTATGAAGATTTAGCCACTATAACAGATCAAACAAAGAAAGAATATTGCGATAAACACGGATATACTTTCTATTGTAAGAAAAATAACTGGCGGACTCCTGATATGGGGTTCGCCAGACTTCATTTGGTCTTAGAAGTGTTTGAATTATATCCTGAGTGTGAGTGGTTATTCATTGTTGATTGTGATGCAATCGTAACCAATTTTAATATTAAGATAGAAGATAGAATTAATTCTAATGTTCATGTAATTTGGTCAATGTATTTTAATGGAATAAATGTTGGTAATGCATTGTTTCGTAATTCTCCTGAATGCAAACAATATATTTGTGACTTACTTTCGTTGGAACCAATTTATACGAATCATTCATGGAAAGAACAACAAGTCGTTATTGACACATTAAATCAATATAAAGATATTCTTGGTATTGTTCCTGCTCGATATATGAATAGTTTACAAAAACAAATTTATCGTCATGATCAACTTCCAACAGATATTGATTTGTTGGGGCATAGTATGATATGGCAGCACGGAGATTGGGCTTTACATTGGCCCGGCATTACGCTAGAATCAAAAATAGCGCAAGCAAAGATTATGGTTAATAATATTGTAAGGTGATTATATCATAAGTAAACTTGTAATTGATTCCCGTAAAGCAATTCGTAAGAAGCACATTGATTTGATGAATGAAAAGGCTTCTGTGTTTAATACACTTTATAATGAATTAGTTTCTCTTGGTCAGCGGTCGGAGTTGAATAAAAATAATGAATTGACCGTTCGTATTATGAAAAGCGGTAAATATGGATTCTTTTTTAAAGAATTGCCAAATACCACTATTTTGGAACAAGATGTTGATAGTTATATTTCATATATGTGTGATGACATTGAAAAATATCAAAAAACATTAGATCGACATAAGAAAGCATCCGAAATTGTTTCTAGGATTCTTACCGTTATTTCGGATGAAGAATTGCAATATGTATTTAATCACTATAATGGTGATTCTAATGAGGAAATGTAATGGAACATATTTTATCTGAAATTGAAAAATATCTTATTGAAAAAAACAAAGCCAAGAAATGGATAGCTGGCGTAGATCAAGTAAATTACGCTGGCACCTATTATAACGAAAAAGAAATTGTTGCCGCCGTCCAAACACTTCTAAATGGGTGGATGGGATTAGGTAAAGATGCAATTCATTTCGAATCTCAATTTAGTAAATTTCTTGGTAAAAAATTTGGTGCTTTAGTTAATAGTGGAAGTTCCGCTAATCTATTAATGTATTCCGCTTTACGCAGTAAAAACGCATTTGATCTACCACCGGGTTCAAAAATTTTGACACCTGTTGCTGGTTTTCCAACTACTATCAATCCGATTATTCAATTAGGATTTGAGCCAGTATTTGTTGACATTGAATTAGATACTCTCAATATTGATCTTAAACAGGTAGAACATATTCTACAGCGTTATGGTTCTAAGAGTAATATTAAAGCAATCTCTTTCGCACACGTATTAGGAAATCCACCTAATATGGATAAAGTGATGAAATTGTGCGAGAAATATGATCTTATTCTTTTAGAGGATTGTTGTGATGCTCTTGGTTCTTTATATGATGGAAACCCATTAGGATCATTTGGTAAAATGGCGTCTTGCAGTTTTTATCCAGCCCATCACATTTCGTTAGGTGAAGGTGGTTTTGTTGCCACTAACGATATTGGCCTAAATGATGTAATTCATTCTCTGCGGGATTGGGGCCGCGCTTGTTATTGCCAAGGCGAGAAAGCTAATAAACTTCCATGCGGCACATGTGGTAAACGATTTAGTTCATGGCTTCCTGAATTACCAAATGAAATTTTTGATCACAAATATGTGTATAGTGAAATTGGTTACAATCTAAAACCAATAGAATTACAAGCATCTATTGGTCTACAACAAATTAAAAAAATTCCAAATATCATTGAACGTCGCAAACATAATTATGAAATGCTTCGCGTCACATATGACCCATATGAAAAATATTTCATAATTCCAAAAGCAACACCAAAATCTGATCCATCATGGTTTGCTTTTCCTCTAACAGTTAAACCGGATGCTCCTTTTACTCGTAAGGAATTTGTTGCTTTTTTAGAGGAATGTAAAATTCAAACTCGTCCATATTTTGCGGGTAATATTTTATTACAACCGGGATATTCTCATTTAGCATCTGAACACTCATATGATGTAAAAAAAGATTTTCCAAATGCAACATATACAACAACGTCAACATTTTTTCATGGCACAAGTCCAACTATTACAGTTGACCAATTATTTTATATTCATGATATGGTCAAGAAATTTATGAGGAAATATGAATGAGAGTTTGCGATTATATTGCGCGGGAATTAGTTAATCTAGGAATTAAAAATGTTTATGGATTAACTGGTGGTGGCGCATCAGGGTTAAATGATGGTTTTATCAGAAATCCAGATATCAATTACATATGTTTTCATCATGAACAAGCGGCTGGATATGCTGCCATTGGTGCTGCAAAATATAGTCGAAACTTTAGTATTGTCAATCCAACAACTGGCTGCGGTGGAACTAATTGCATGACACCTCTGTTAGATGCATGGCAAGATGGTGTTCCTGTATTATTTATTTCTGGTAATGTTCGTTCCGATCAAACAACATATAAAATGAATAACGAAAACCAATGGGCATTACGCAAATATGGCATTCAAGAAAATGATATAATTCCGATGGTAAAAAATTATACAACATATACACATTTTCTAAATAATCCTAATAATATTCGTTCTGTTCTTATGTCAGCAATTAATGCCATGACAAATGGTAGACCGGGACCAGCATGGATTGATATTCCTGCCGATGTACAAATTGCAGAATTAAATGAACAATATACACAACCAATTATTCTTAAATTACTAAAATTTAATTATGAAGAAAATAATTTAACTAGATTCACTACTTTAAATTTTATGGTTGATAAACTATTTCAGGCAGATAAACCATTGATTTTGGCTGGTAATGGTATTGCACAATCTAACACAATTCAACAATTTATTCGTTTTATTGAAATGACAAAAATTCCTTTTGTATCAACTTATGGTGCTAGAGATTATACAGATCACGCAAATCCATTAAATATTGGGTGTATTGGAGTTAAAGGTTCTCGTGCAGGAAATATGGCCTTAATGAAATCTGATACATTATTAGTTCTTGGTAGTTCATTAACAGTTTGTCATATTGGATATGATAAAAATAATTTTGCACCAAATGCATATAAAATGATTGTAGATATTTCACAAAGCGAATTGTTAAAAACATGCAATCAAGATATAAATTCTAATATTGTTTCTTTTAATAAAGGATTGCGTATGGATTTGAGAGAATTTTTTACTCACGCAATTTCACAATATAAATTAGGAAAATTATAATGAGTTGGGATGATCCTTATAGTCATTGGGCTTTAAAATGTTTATCATGGAAAAATAAATGGGTAACTGGACTACCTAAGGGTCAACCAAAAAATGGTGTTTTTTCTATTTACCATGTAATTAATTTTATTAACAATACTATGTGGGCTGATAGTATTGTTGTTACAGATGCGGGGTCTCCATCATATGTTTGTCCAGTAAATCTTCATGCCAGTATGGATAGACGTTTTATTTTTAGTCAATCGCAAGCAGATATGGGATTTGCAATTCCTGCATCAATTGGGGTTGCAATTGAAAGTAACAAAGATGTAATTGTAATTGTTGGTGATGGGTCTTTCATGTCAAATCTTCAAGAATTATCTACAATTAAAGGAATGAATTTACCAATAAAAATTATAGTATTAAATAATAATGGATACATGTCAATCAAAAATACTCAAAAGAATTTTTATAATAATAGAATATATGGGGTTGATAAAAATACAGGTGTACATATTCCTAATATGAGTAAAATTGCTGATGGATTTGACATTCCATATATTGATTTATGGGATTACTATTCGAATACATATAATGAAAAAAGTTTATGTTTTAGTAATGTATTAAAAAATAAACAATGTATGATTATTGAAGCATTTTGTGAACCAGATGAAGAAATTATACCTATGCAATCTTTTAAAATAGTGGATGGTAAGAAAATACAGGCGGGATTGGATGATATGTATCCATTTTTACCGTCAGAAGAATTAGAGTAATACTATATGAGTTATAAAAATAAAAGAATTGTTATTTTAGGATCAAAAGGATTTCTTGGTTCAGTATTGATGGACCAATTACCATATTGTTATAAATTTGGTATTCATAGAGATATTTGTGATTTAACTAATTTTGATAATGTTTATCATACAATTAAAAATATTAATCCTGATGTTGTTATTCTTTGTGCCACTGCCGGTGGTAAACAGAATCTTGGTGAATTTAATAAAGATGAATTTCATAATAATCTAAAAATATTTCAAAATATTTCAAATTTGAATAATCATTATGGTCTATTAATAAATATTGGTAGTGGTGCAGAAATGGATATTACTACTAATATTGATTATGTGAAAGAAGATGAAATTGATAGAAGATTACCAACTGAAAGTTATGGATTAGCAAAAAATATAATTAGTCGTTATTGTCGCCTTATTCCAAACGCAATAACATTAAGAATATTTGGTTGTTTTGATTCAAATGAACCAGATTTTCGTTTATTAAAAAAATATTGCAATTATATTAAAGAAAATAAAAAATTTATTATTTCTCATAATAGAGAATTTTCATGGATATCAGCAATTGATTTAAGTAAAATTATTTCAAATGTTATAGAAAATTGGATTGATTATCCGTCAGATATCAATTGTGCATATTCTCAATCATTTACAATTAGTGAATTTATTAAATATTTTTGTTATATTCATAATTTACCGGAAAATTTTGAAATATTATTATCAACGCCTAATAAAAATTATACATGTAATACATTTTTAATGGATAATTCATTAAAAAATATTAATCTTTATGGTATAGAAAAAAGTATGCAAAAATATATTATCTAATTGGTCCAATAGCCGGTGAATTTGGAACATTTTTTGGTTCAGGCATATTAAATTGATATTGTTGATTTTCTGGAGTTATAGGTACAGAATTTTCTGAAACAAATACATTATTTAAATTTTTTGCAGTTTGTTGCTCGTTATAATTATTAGTCTGTATATTTTTGACATCATTTTGATTTCTTTTAATTGTTTTATTAATTTGAGTAGATTTAGTTTGATTGTTATACGGATATATTATAGTTGATGGGGATGATTTATTAATATATGGTGTTTCAAGTTTTAAATAAAAATTTGATGGTGTATCTGGTGTTAACTCAGTATTAATTATTTGGTTTTTATTATTTAATGTGCTATCTATATTTAATTCAGATTGTAATTGTTTATTAATATTTGAATTAACCTGTGTCATATTATTTACAGATGTATTAATATTTGGTTGAACTTGTGATTCATTAATTATAGATGGTGTAATATTTGGATTTTCTTGTAATTGATTAGATATATTAGTATTAATGTCTAAATTTGAATTTTGTTCAAATTTATTTCTATTCATTTCTAATAAATTATTTAATTCATTATTACTATTATTTTGTGTATCTTTAAAATCTTCTATGAGGGAAACCCCTTTATTTGTTTTTCCTCTCATTGGTTTATTTTCTGTAGTATTATTTACTATAGTTTGTTTTGATGCCTCTGGAGTATAATTTTCTTTTGATCTAAAAGCATCATTTATAAAAGTTTCACCACTTTTTGCATATGAAATTCCATTTGATATAGTTGAAATAATAGCTTCGGGTAAACCATATTCTCTCATAGTATCATCAATAATTTTTGCATGTTTTTCAAAATTTTTATCTTCGCCTGGATATTCATCGAATATTTCTTTATAAAAATCTCGGGCAAGAGATACCCCCTGTAATGTATAAGATGCTACCGTTCCTTTACCGGGAATAAATGAACTTATACCTGCGGCTGTTTGTGTAATTGCCCCTGGAATATCACCTTCATTGATTTTATCAATAACGCCATAAGCAGAAGCTACAGCACCAATGCCGGGTAAAGATTTACCAGCTATACTTTTTAATTTTTCTGGTAATTTATTTTTTAAAAAAGATGCTACTTTTTGTTTTTTAATTTCTGGTGATATAATTTTGGTATCAATTGATGGTTCAATATTTGATACTGGTTTAATACTGGAATTTATATCAAGTTCTTTATTTACATTACCAATAAAACCTTTAGTATTATTATTAATTTTGTTGGTTAATTCTGAATCAATAACACTATCTATTTTTGATATATTAATAGTTTTATTAACTGAGTTATTTAATTCATTTATTCTAGAATTTTCATCTACCATTTTTATTAACTTTGTTCCGCTAATTCTTTATCTTTTATATATTGTATTAGTAAGGTATTATAGATATCTAATTCATAAATTACCATATTTTCTACTTCTTCTATTCTATATCCATGATGTTGAACCATATTGAAAATATTATGATAAAAATTTACCATATCATTATGGGCCAACATCACTAGGTAAAATTTTCGAGGTCATCTAACACAATATTTTTGTGTTCTCCCTTTGTATTAATATATTCTATATTATAAGTAATTTTTGGTAAATTATCTACATATTCTTTTAATTTAATAAAATAACTAGCGGGTAATGATTCAATATATTCTGATATATCATTTGCGCTCATTGATGAAGTATTATATACATTTGTATCAGTAAATATGTTTTTAATACATAACTTTAAAAATTCTAATGTTTTTTCTGTTGGATTGGTATAGTTTAATAATTTTTTAACAATAGAAAATGTTGGGTATATCATTTCTATACCACTTGTTTCTGTAAACATTATTTTTGTTGTTTCTGATTTAAATTCAAAATTAACATTTGTAATATCTATTACAACTTCATGTTTTTTAATTTTGTTATATTCATCTTGAATTAATAATTTTGATATTTTATTTACAGATGCCGATCTAAGCTGTAGAAACATATATTGTAAATCAAAAAAAGGAATATTATCTAATTTTAAATCTGAAGGTTCTACTAAACAATTAGTAAGACATACCATCATTGCATGTAATAATTCCGCTTGATTTTTACTTGATTGTGCGGTTAATAATATTTTTTCTTCTTTTATTCTCATTACTCTAAGAACAAGATCTTTTTTTGTTATAGGTAATGTAATATTTAAAATAGGATATTGTATTTCTATTTTCATTGAGTTTGCCTAGTTTGTTCAAAGGTTACTTTCATTGCTCTATATGCTATTTTTACTTCTCCAGTAGCAATAGTGTCAGTAGTATTCCAATCTAATCCTAATCCTGATAATTGAATTGGAAAGGCATCTAATAATTGGATAGTAAATAATTTATTTTTATTTCCCAAATATGATAAATTTATTGTAGAATAATATTCTTTTGCATAAAATACTTCATCATAATATGCATCCCGAGAATTATTAGGAGATGATTTATAATTATTTCCATCCATATTTACTACATTATTAATCCAAGTATAAAATAATTCATATGTCACATTAGATTCGTCTATATAAAAACCAATATCACATTCTGACAAATTTGGTCTTACGGGAACTTCATTTACTCTACCATAACCATTTAAAAATACATAATCAGGAGTTAAATTTATTCCTGGGATATCAGCAGAAAATGCAAGAAATGAAATTTCTCTTTTGCTTGCTAATTCATTTAATTTTGTATTATTAGGTATAGTAATTTGAACATCAAATTTTGATGCTGGCGCTAATCCTTTAACATTATCAATATTGCTTATAAATTGTTCTATATTAAATGGCATTAGAAATTAATATCCAATTCTTTTTCTGTTAATATTAAGAAATGCCACCCAGAACCTTGTTTTTTACAATAATTCTCGGCAGCCTCCCATTTTTGTTTATTTATTACATATGTTTTCATTTCAATTAAATATCTTTTAGTTTGTTTTTTTGGAGGTATTGTTTGTTTATATGGTTTTATTTCTAAAATAAGATTTCTCCCATCAATAGTTTTTATCCACATATCAGGAAAATACCGATGCCATTTATCATCTAGAGGATTGTAATAAGGAATAAAAAATTCTTCAGATGAATACTGTAAAATATTATTATCAGCATCCGCCCGCATCAATAATTTTAATTCCCAACTACTTCTATAAATTATGTTGTTTACATCGCCCCTATATTTTTGTGGGTTCTTTGGTTTAAAAAAACCTTTATATGCCATTGTTGTTCCTAAATAAATAAATCAAATAATAACTATTTAAGGTAATAAGATGCCTACTGCACAATCTATATTAGAAGCCGCTAGAAATAATTTAATAACAAAGGATTATAGATTTCCTTCTGATAGAATAAATTCTATTCCACATAAAACATTAATGACTTTTAATAAATATTCTATTGCTGTCGATCCTGATACTCTTACAACTACTCCTAATAATTTAACTTTACAAGGATTAGAAAAAGGTGGAACCCCAACAGTAGCTATTACTTTACCCTTGCCAATTAAAATTCATGAACCATATACAGTAGCATATGAAACAGTAAATATATCAGCAATAGTGGGTAAAATAATTGATTCTTTGGGGGGGCAAAATGCTGCGTGGGCGAGATCAGCAGCAGGAAATGCCGCAGGCCCATATATCGGATATGGTATTAATCCATATAGTGTATTAAAATTAAAAAATGTTCATTTACGTCGGCATGAATTATTTTTCAAATTAGCACCAGAATCTAAAGAAGATACTGATATTGTTGAAAAAATTATTTCTGAAATTAGATTACGAATGCATCCAGAAATGGAATTATTAGGATTACTTTTACGTTATCCTGAATTATTAAATTTTCGTTATCTTGGGCCAAGAAATCCAGATCATGTATTTCCTATTGGTCCATGTGTTATTGAAAATTTTATGGTAGATAGAACCGCCGCTGATTATCCAACATTTTTTGCAGGAACAGGAACCCCGTCTGTTTATGGTTTATATTTAACATTAAAAGAAATATTACCGCTATATCGAGATAATGATAAATTATCTACAGTTAATTATGGCGCAACATCTTATTTTTAATTAGGATCACACAATGGCTGGTTATTTTTTCAATTTTCCTATCATAAAATATGAATCCGATAATACTAATACTTTATTGCGTAATATTTTAGTCAGAGGAAATTTGCGCGAGAGTTCAAAAAATACTGTTTTACAAACTCTTAATATAAAAGAAGGTGATAGATCAGATTATTTGGCACATCTTTTATTTCAAAATTCTTCATATGATTATTTATTTTATCTTTTAAATGATATTATTGACCCATATTATGAATGGTATTTGTCTCAAAAACAATTAGATCAATATATTTTAGACAAATATAATACTACAAAAAATGATCCCAAATATTATAAATTAAAAATACAACAATATTATGTCGATGATATTATTGTAAAATATGGAGGAAATAATTATTCTAATTCTGATTATTTAGTAATTTCTGGTGGATTTATTGATGCTTTTGCTAATTTAACTACTAATTCTACTGGTGGTATAATTTCCACTACTTTAACACAAAAAGGTTCAGATATAAATTCGCCAGTAATTACTTTTTATGATGCAAATTCAAATAAAATAATAAAAGAAAATAGTCAGGATAATGCAAAAATAGCACCAATTATATTTAATACTGAAACTAGTAGTAATAATATTGTAATTAATACAGATACATATAATATGTTATCTAATAATCAAAAATTAGATTATGTTTCTGTTACTAATACAGAATATGAATATGATGAAAACGAAAAAAGAAGATTTTTGAATGCTGTTATTCCTAGTGTTGGATATAAAATAGATAGCGAAATAAAAAATATGTTGAAAGGTGCATATACAAATTTAAAATAACATGGTAGAAATTAATACAATTGGAAATTTAAATTTTACAAAAATTACTAAGGCTTTATTAAAGAGTATTAATAAAGTCAATGAGTCAACACAAGAATTAGATTTACGCAAATATATTACATCATTTCAATTTACTACAACTTTAACTAGTCCTACAATTTATGGGAATATAGTAATAAATGATTATGATGGATTAATGAATAATGAAAAATTAGTAATTACTGGTGAAGAATTTATAGAAATTGAATTAGAAAATGTAGAAGATACTAAATTTTCTTATAAATTTGTAGTTGCTTCTGTTGATTTAGAAATAAAAGATGAAAGTGGCGATAGTGCTATATTAATTATATCTTTAATTTCTGTAGATTTTTTCTCTAATTCATTTGGTTTTAAATCTCGGGGATATGTTAATATAAGTATAACTGATATTATTAAAAAAATATTATCTGATGAATTACAAAGTGAAATTAATATACAAAATTTTGAAGATACTCTAGGAACTAGAACTTTTGGTTTTACTAGAATACGTCCATTAGAAAAAATAGAAATTTTAAAACAACAATCTTATTCAAAAAATGATTATATTTTCTCTAAATTTTTCTTTTATGAAACCAAAAATGGATATAATTTTAGATCATTTGAAAATATAGTAAATGAAAGTAATGCTAATACACAACCATTAACATATATGTATTCAGAGGCAGCCGCATTTAAAAAATTTAGTAATCCTTTTTTTAGAAATATAAAAACATATGAATCCACCACAAGAAGTAATAATTTTGATAGAATTATTAATGGATTTTATGGTAGCGAAACATATAGATTTGATTTTAATACAAAAAGAGTAACTACAGAATATTTCAATGCATTTGAAGACATAAAGAAAATTGCCCATGTTGGAACCACAGATAAATCTCTTGATGGGTTAACATTAAATACATCAGAAAATTTTGCTAAATCTTTGGCTAAAGCAGGACCATATACATATTTTTTACCATGGAATAGCGAAAATGGTGTCAATGATTTAACATATAAGTATTATCAATATACTAAACCATTTGAACAATTATTAAAAGAAAATACTTTAAACATTGTAATTGATGGCACCTTTTTAATAGAATTAGGTGATCCATTAATCATAGAAATAACAAATAATTACCATCCAAATAATATTAATAGTTCAAAAGATATGAGATATTCAGGAAGATATATTGTTCAAGGAATAAATCATATTATTCAACAAAAAGATCAATATGGAGCATTTTATCATGATACTAGTATTTCATTGGTTAGAGATTTAATTCCTATACCACAAGATATTTACAATGAAAAAAGATTTGGCGGATATGATATTAATACATTACCCGATATTTCAACCATTGTTTAAGGAATAAAAAATGCTTCAAGTGCCTGAATTTATGGGAACAAATGGTTTTACATGGTTTATTGGTGTAGTGGAAGATATTGCTGATCCATTACAAAATGGTAGAGTAAGAGTAAGAATATACGGATTTCATTCAGAAAATCCTAATGAATTACCTACAGAAGCATTACCATGGGCAATTCATTTAAAACCTGTTACTGGTGGGACATTTATGGCTCCTAGTGGATTATTACCGGGAACAACAGTAGTAGGGTTTTTTGCTGATGGTCCAGTAGGCCAATATCCAATAATTATTGGTGTTATTAATGCCATTAATGCTCGCCCAGGAAGTTCAAAGAATGCTACATCAGAACAAATTCTAGCTAATCAAGCAGGTGGAAATTCTATTATTCCTGGAATTGCTTTGGAAGATTTAGGAAATGTAACGGGGAATCAAACTGTTCAATTTTTAGGAACATTAAATGAAAAACAATATGGTCAATTAAAATCCGCATTAGGTCAAAAAGAATCTAGTAATAATTATACTGCGGTAAATGGTTATGGTTTTATTGGAAAATATCAATTTGGAAATGCTGCTCTTTATGATTTAGGATATACCGCATCACCTACATCTAGTAATTCATTATTAAGAAATGATGCAAATTGGAAAGGAAAAAATGGGGTAAATAACTTACAAATATTTTTAAAAAATCAAGGAAATTGTCAAGAAACAGCAATGGATGAATTATTACAATTAAATTATAATAGAATGTTAAAATTAGGAACAATTACTAATGTTACCCCGCCTAAACAATTAGCAGGTTATCTTGCGGTTGCTCATTTATTAGGTGCTGGTGGGGCAAATAAATTTTATCGTGGTACGGATGGTAGAGATGCCAATGGCACTACAGGTCGTTCGTATTACAATCTTGGTTATAATAGTGTAACAGAATAGGTATTAAAATGACTATATCAAAATATGAATTAAATTTATTTTCTGATCCTAATAATAATTATTTAGAAAAATCATTACAAAATTATCCTCAAGCAAGAAATATAGAAACTATTAAAGTAAATGAACAAGATACACCAAGATTAGCAAGGGGTATTTCAGAGGGAACTGTAGTAGAAACTAAAGATAATAATAGAATACTTAATATACCAACAGCATTATCGCCTAATACTTGGGATCAACCAAGATCAGCATTCAATGCATCATATCCATATAATCAAGTATATGAAACCAAAAATGGTCATGTAGAAGAATTTGATGATACTACAGGAAATGAAAGATATCATAGATTTCATCCATCTGGAAGTTTTGTTGAAGTAGATAGTGAAGGAAATGAAGTAAGAAAAATTGTAGGTGAGCATTTTCTTATAATTGAAAAACATGGACATATTTACATTAAAGGTCGTGCTGATGTAACAGTTGATGGTTCATGTAATATACTTGTTCTTAATAATTGTAATTTAGAAATTAATGGATCATTAAATGCTGTCGTAAAAAATGATATTAATATGATTTCTAATGGTTGTATGAATTTAAATGTTAAAGAAACATTAAAAATTCGTGCAGATAATATGGTAGTAGAAACAAGTAAATTTAATCATAAAAATGTAGGTTTTTATAATCTCTCTACTAATACATTTGATGTAAAAACAAAAGCTGATTATATTTTAAATATTGGAAATTTTAGTCTTAAATCAGATAAGGAGATTGTTCTACAGGGAGCGGACAAATTATCAGTAAAAACTAATATGCATCTTGAAAATAATTTATATGTAAAAGAAGAAATCCATGTTCCTCTTGTTCGGGGCAAAATACAATTCGCACTTTTTGCTAATGGTGCAAATTATTCATATACTTCTCTTGTGGCCGGTGGGTTAGGCGGCGGGGTAACACCAACACCAGTATATCCTAACTATAATACCCCATCTCTAACCGCCGCAAGCGATGCTGTGGAAGCCCTTAGCACTGGTTTAATAATTCCCGGAGATAGAACAACTGTAGCAGAACCCAAAATTACAGAATCTATGCCAAATACTAGATTAACTAGAATTGCTATCGAAAATGATGGTTTATCTGAATCTAGTTTACCATTATATCCAGGATATACTAAACAAGCCCCATATATTAATCCAAATGATCAATCATTTAATCAAGATTTGGAAAGTGGACGTGCAATAAAAACTCCCGATGGCGCAATATCCGCACAACCAATAATTCCTGTTTCTAATGATATATTAATAAATGAACCATCTTATAATACTTTAATATCTAAGTATTTTACTGCTGGGGATTTGTCAATTCGTGCGGCATTTCCACATCAAATTGTTACACAGGCAGGACTATCAGAATTAGATATCTATAGAAATTTACAACAATTAGCTGTTAATATTTTAGATAAATTAGTAGATTCATATGGACGATCTTCATTTATAATAACATCAGGTTTCAGACCATATACAACAGGTAAAATTTCTCAGCACGAATTAGGCCAAGCTGTAGATATACAGTTTAAAATTGGTGCCGATGATTATCCTAAAAGAGCAGAAGAATTAATTAAAATATTACCATTTGATCAGTTATTATTAGAATATCAATCTGGAGGATCGGGTAAACCGTGGTTTCATATTTCATTTAATAAAAACAAATTAAAAAGAGAATATTGTACATTTTATAATCATAAACCAATAACACAATTTACGCGAGTATAAAAAATGTTTGTTAATGTTTATAGAGCAGAATTAAAAGAAAGACAATTTACTGATTTAATTCGGCGTATGTCTATGTTACCAGAAGATAAAGTCTATGAATTAAATGTTATGTTAAAGGCTAAAAAAAGTGTTAATAAAACAACATCATCTAGTGGAACTATTGGTAAAGTATTATCAGGTCTAGGGCCATCTGGTTATGTATTAAATTCAAGAATTAATTCATGTTTATCTGCTATTGATAGAACTATTGATAATAATATTATAGGGCTTATGGGTGTAGTAGCAGATGCAACAGGAATATCAATGTTATTAGATATTCAAGAAAGATTAGGAAATGATTTTGTTCAAATTGTACGAACATTAGGAAACGTTCAAAATTTTGGGCCAAACGCATTGTATCAATTACAATCCGCAGTATTTGAAGGAATACAAAATACTATATTTGATGTTGTTGCAACAGGAACACAAGCAGTAAATGAAGTAATAGATGGTATAACAGATGCAGCATTTTGCGCATTAATGCCAGGATTACAAGAATTGCAAGATAGTCTAGGCGGATTGCTCGGGGGAATTGCATCAATAGAAGAAGCCGTATCTTCTTTAACAAATAGTGTTACCACTGAGATAAATACAACATTATATGCTTTGCAAAGTGAAATAAATCAATTATCTGATAGAATTGCTGGTGGATTATTTGGATATGCATCAACAAGAACAAGCACATGTGCTTCTAGACCAGATTCACAATTAGGTATTCGTGATGCAATTAGAAGTTCAATTTGTTAACGGAGTTTAAATGCCACGCCCAACTACTTTTGATTTAGCACAAATCGTTTTTTCCGATTTTTCTAATAATTTAGGTATTCATCCAGTTACAGGAAATATTACACAATTAACAAATAGAGATGTAGTTAAACAATCTCTAAGAAATATTGTATTAACTAATCGTGGAGAAAGATTATATAAACCCAATTTAGGTGGAGATATAAGAAAACTTTTATTTGATAATATCGCATCTGAAACAGATATATTCATCATTAAAGATAAAATTAAAAAATCTATAGAAGCATATGAGCCAAGAGTTGAAATTATTTCGGTTGAAGTTATAACTGCTGATAATATTACATATGCACAAAATACATTATCAGATTTATATAATGAACCATCCTCATTGGGTGGAGATTCGGACCATAGTATCATGATAAATATTGTTTTCAGAGTAATAAATACTGACGAACAATTAAATGTAAATATTATAGTAGAAAGAAATCGCTAATGGCTGACTTTTTAAATGCAACAAATTTAGATTTTTCTACATTAAAAAATGCCTTTAGAGATTATCTAAAAAATCAAGATAATTTTAAAGACATTAATTATGAAGGTTCTAATATTAATGTATTATTGGATGTTATAGCATACAATACATATTTAAATGCGTTATATTTAAATATGGTTGGCAGTGAAATGTTTATGGATAGTGCTGTCGTTAGAGATACAATCATTTCTCATTCAAAAGAATTAAATTATCTTCCTAGATCACGTTCATCATCTAAAGCTAAAATTCAATTAACTGCTACAGTGAATGATCCTTCCTTGGGTGAAATTGTAATACCAAAAAATACATCATTTACTGCATTAACAACACAGAATAATAAAAGTTATAATACACAATATAATTTTGTAACTAGAGATAATGCAATATTACAAAGAATTTCTGCTACTGAATTTACTGGCGAATTGGATATTTATGAAGGAACATATATTACTGAATATTTTAATGTCAATGGATCAATGGAGCAAAGATTTGTTATTTCAAATAAAGAAATTGATACTGAATCAATAATTCTTACTGTGCAGGCTTCTCAATCTGATACATCAAATACATTATATTCTTATACTCAAACATTATACAATTTAAATTCCGATTCGACTGTATATTTTTTACAAGCATATTTTGATGATAAATATGAAATAATTTTTGGGGATAATGTATTTGGTAAACATCCTATTTCGCCAAATATTGTAAAAGTAGAATATATGATTACTAATGGTGAACCTGCTAATGGTGCATCTAATTTTAAATTTAATGGGTTTAGTGGCAGTGAAAAATATAGTTTTGCGGTTACTAAATTAGAAAATTCTAGAGCAGGTAGTGATAGAGAAACAAATACCTCAATAAAATATAGAGCACCTCGCCATTATCAAACCCAATATAGAGCAGTTACATCCGAAGATTATAAAACTCTTATTCAAGCAAATTTTAATGATATTAAAGCAGTTAACGTATATGGCGGGGAAACTTTAGATGAACCTCAATATGGTAGAGTTTTTGTTTCTGCAAGTACAACTTCAGGTGAAGGATTAAGTGAATTTACTAAAACGGAAATTATACAATATTTAAAAACTAGAACCCCATTATCTATTGATGTTTTTTACATTGATCCTAGTTATCTATATTTGATTGTAAATTCAACTATAACATATAAATTATCATTAACAACTAATCCTCCAAATATAATTAAATCAATGGCAGTTAACGCTATTGAAAATTTTACAACAACATATCTAAATGATTTTGATAAAGATTTTCATTATTCTAAATTTGTGGCAGCAATTGATAATTCAGATTCAAGTATATTAAGTAATGAAACTGATATAATCATGGCAAAAGATTATGTTCCATTAATAGGACAAAATTTAATTTTTACTATTGAATTTAGAAATCCAATTAGAAAAGATGATAACATACAATCAAGACCATTGACAAATGAATTTACATTATATTCATCTAATTTTGTTTATAATGGTGTAACCGCATCATTTGGTGAAGATGGAGCAGGAAATATTTTTGTTTATGAATATACTAATTCTGGGCGCAAAATATTAAAATCTAATTGTGGAACAGTAAATTATGATACTGGAAAAATTAGTATAAATTCAATAATTATTGATTCTTATGAAAATGATGCAATTAGATTTTTTGCAATTCCTAGAAATAAAGATATTATAGTTAGACAAGATACTATTATATCAGTTGATATTGGTTCATTAAATATTGATGTAGAATCTGAGTAATATGATCTCAATTCATCCCAATATTGATTTATTTATTGAACAACAAATTCCATCTTTTTATAGAGATGAAGAATTTGGTGGGCCATTATTAATTGAATTTTTAAAACAATATTACGTTTGGTTGCAATCAGAAGATAACATCGGATATAAAACTCGTAAATTATTAGAATATGGCGATCTTGATTTAACTACAACTGATTTATTAGAAAGAGTTAAAAATAAGTATATTGCTGATATACCATTTTCACCAGATACTAATACAACAACAAAAAAAATATTAATTAAAAATGCATTAGATTTTTATAGAAATAAAGGAAATGAAAGAAGTTATGATATTCTTTTTCGCTCTTTATTTGATAAAGATGTAAGTATTTATCTACCTTCTAAAGATATATTACGAGTATCCGATGGCGAATGGTATGCGCCAAATTATCTAGAGGTATCTCTTACCAATGATTTAAATAATTATGTTGGTAAAAAAATCATTGGTATTGGCAGTAATGCAACCGCAATTGTTGAAGATTACCATCAAATTTTAATAAACAATAAAGTAATTGAAGTTTTAACTTTATCTAATGCTAAAGGTTTCTTTTTAACTGGTGAGTATATTAGAATATTTGGTTCTGATACTATTGACGATCTTCCCAAAATTTTGGGTTCTTTAACAGCAGTTAATGTTATTGATGGTGGTGCTAATTTTGAAATCGGTGATATCGTAGATATTACAGGTAAAGGTAAAAATGCTAAGGGTAGAGTTGTAGAAACACAATCTTCTGTTGGTAAAATATCATTTAAATTAATATTTCCTGGGTCTGGTTATAGTAGAGATACTATACCTTTAGTTCAACCAAGAATTATTTTATCTACTTCAAGCACTAGTGGTTATATTCGTGCTGGTCAATTTATATATCAAACTGATAATATAGCAAATGGTGAAATTTATGAAACTGGACCAAATTCTATAACATTAAAACAAATAAGTAGTGGTTTTAAAATACAAAGTAATATAAAAACTGCAATACAATTAACTACTACAAAATTAGCAAATAATATTAATAATTTTTCTATTGGAGAAGTAATTACTCAGTATTATGGGGCTACTCAAATAGCAAATGGAATTATTTCCTCATTTAAAACTGGTGTTAGTAACACTATAATATATGTAACCGATGTATTAGGACAATTTAATACCTCATATTACACCAATTCTGTAGCTAATAATACAATAGTTTCAAGCAATACTCATGTAAAAGGTTTTGTATATGCTATATCAGGTGGTCCAAATACTGGTTCTGCTACAATTACTGATATAGACGGTGGTGGTGAAGATGCCTCATTTAGAATTGGTGATATTTACGATACCGAATTTATTACAGTTAATCGTAATTATTTAAGAGATATTGCACAATTTTCTATAACTTCATTTGATGGTGTAAGAAATACATATAATACAGTTATTAATGAAGCTTTAAATTATGAAACTATTGAAATTGGAAGTATTCAATATCTTAAAGCGGTTGTTCCCGGTAAAGGATATAGTCTTGATCCATTTGTCACATTAATATATTATCCTGTTGCATCAATGCGTATTAATGATATTGGCGGATTTAAAGGTAATAATGCTCTCGTAACGGCAACTGCTGGTATAGCTGATGGTATAGCAACAGTAGTAGAAGTTATTGATAGTGGATATGGTTACGAACAAGGTGAATATTTAACTTTACAAAAAACTGGATCAAATTATAGTATTACAGGCAGAGCAATTGTTTTAAAACAAGGTAAAAAAAGTGGATATTGGAAATCTACTAGAGGATTTTTATCGGATGATAAAAAAATTCAAGATAGTAAATATTATCAAGAATATTCATATGAAATACAAAGCGATATTAATTATGAAAGATATAATAATATTGTTCGCACATTGGTTCATCCAATTGGAACAGAAATGTTTGGTAAATTTTTATTAACATCAAATCGTTTAGAAGATGAAAGTATTGCTATTAATAGTCAATTACAATTATCTGGTAATGGAACTGTTACTGTTGTTAATACTACAACAGTTAATGTAATTGGGATAAATACCTCTTTTACTACATTTTTCACAAAGGGGGATTTAATAAGAATTAATGGAGATGAGAGAACAGTGAATAGTATTTCTAATAATACATTATTAATTATAGATAATTCGTTTGGAAATTCATATACATCTAATACATATAGTAAAATTAAAATTAATTAGGATTTTTTAATGACTGGAAAATTAACTAAAAAACATTCAATTAATAATGCTAAAGAATTTGTGGATTCTGTTTTATCCACTAATACTAATTATTATATGTTTGCCTCACATCATCAACCATGGCCTGTAAGTGAAACTATTGTTCCTGCTACTAATACCAGTATTGATTCGACTGAACATTCAATTTATAATCACATATTATTTGGAAAAAATATTACTACTAATGATGTTAAATATATGATTCCTAGATATAATTGGGTTTCAGATACCGCATATAGTAGATATGATAAAGATAATCCTAATCTTTATAATAATAATTTTTTTGTTATTACTCCTGAACAAAATGTATATAAAGTATTAGATAATAATAAAAATGGTAAATCAGTAGTTAAACCTAATATAGTAAGTAATTCTGTTTTTAAAACAAGTGATAATTATATTTGGAAATATATGTTTACTATTGATGATACTTCTATGAGAAAGTTTGCTACTCGTGAATATATTCCAGTTGTGGCAAATACAAATATTCAACAATCAGCAAATCCTGGCGGTATTGATATTATTAAAATTAATTCTGGTGGGTCATTGTGGTTGACTTATAATACTGGATTTATCACAAATGTTGTAGCATCAAATGAATTAATAATTAATTCTGACAATGCATCATCTAATTCTAATTTTTATACAGGTGCCTCCATTTATTTGAAAAATGGATTGGGATCAGGTCAAATTTCTGAAATTATCGGTTATAATGCTACTACTAAATCTGTTACATTACATGATGATTTAGATGTAGCATTTAATTTAGAATTAAGTAATACTAGTGGCTCATTTTTAATTGGGGATAATGTTTCTGAAACAACATATTTTTTAAATTTATCTTATATAACAGGAACATTTGATATAGGGGATACAATAACACAAAGTGCTACTGGAGCAACAGGGGAAATTATTCGCTCACAGTTAAATAAAAATAATTTAACTGTCAGAAAATTAACTGGCACTTTTAGTATGAATAATTCTATTAATTCTGGAGATACACCAATATTAGGAACTGGTACAGTTACTACTACTACTAGTTCTAATACAATTACTGGTGTAGGCACATCATTTACTACTTTATTTCCATCTGCCTCAGACAATACACCATATTATATTCAAGTTGGAAGTTATTTTAGAAGAGTTACCTCAGTAACTAATAATATTAGTTTAAAAATTGATGGGACTGGTTTTAATGATAATTATAGTGCAAATGTTTTTTATAAAGTTCCATCAGCAGCATATGTCTCATCTTTTACAAAAAATGAAGCAATAGGAACAATTTTATTTTCTGATTTAAATAGTGTTAAATTAGATGTAATTAATATTAACAAAAAATTCTTTTTAGGTGAAGTTGTTTCTCAGCCAGGATCATCTAGTAATGGGACTATTGTTTATGTTACTAATAATTATATGATTGTATCAGATATACAAGGTCCAGGATTTTCCGCATCAAATTCAACTGTAACATTTACTATTTCTGGGTATACTTCACAAGCTACTGCAAATGTATCAGTTGTAACTTCTCGTCCATCAATAACTTTAAATTATACTAGTGGCAAATTTATTGTTGGAGATTATATTACAACTACTATTGGAAGTAGTGCAAAAATTAAATCTGTTTCGTCGTTACCAAATGATGATACCGAATATGTTATTGCTCCAACTATTACTATTACGGGGGATGGATATAATGCAAAAGCATATCCAATTATTAATACCTCAAATTATAGTATTGATTCAGTAAATGTGATTAATCCGGGTACAGGTTATACCCAAGCAAATGTTATAGTAACATCTAATTCTACATATGGTTCAGGAGCAAATTTAGTAGCATCAATTGGACCAGTTAGGGGGCATGGGTATGATCCAGTAACCGAATTAGGTGGCAATTATGTTATGATAGCTACTGATTTTGGAAAAGCCTCTGATGAAGCATATGATTTCCCATCTTATGGGACATATAGAACTGTTGGATTAATTAGAAATCCTTTGTTTAATGATGTTACTATTACAACACCAACATCTAATGGAAATTTCAAAAGAGGGGCATTAACGGTAAATAATATTTCTGGTAGTTTTACCAATGGAGAAATAATTTATCAAGCAAATACTAATACCAGTGCAACTATTTTAGTAGTTAATACTAATGGATCAAATGCATCAATTTATTTTGATGATATTAGAGGACAATTTAAGGCAAATACTGCTAATGATAGCATTCTTGGTTTACAATCGAAAGCAACGGCAAACGTAAGAATATCAAATTTATTTACATTTAGTAAAAATCCAGGGACACAAGTTATAGTTCAGCAAAATACTGGTGCGAAAGGTATTCTTGTAACTACTGCTACTGATTCTATTAATATAACTAATGCAGCAGGTATGTTTTCTACAGGTAAAATAATTTATGATGCATCAACTAATACTTATTCAAATTCCGCTTCTTTTAGTTTAGCCGGAAATACAAAACCAACTACTTTTAATAGATTTAATCAATTAGCAAGAATTACTTTATCATCTAATACTATTCCTTTTGCTAATAATGAGCAAATAGAATTTAAAGCATTTATAACTAATATCAAATTAGGTGATGCAGCAATTTATTCTACTGTAGATGATAGAGATTTATTAATAACTGGAAATACTATTCCATTTTCATTAAATGAAAAAATTACTCAAACTACCAGTGGCGCAACTGCTATAATGAGATATGCAAATTCTACTCACATGAAATTAACGGGTGTTTCTGGTAGTTTTTCTAATCAAATTGGATATACTATAACAGGAGAAAATTCTAGTGCAACAGCAACGGTTAAACGTGTTCTTCCTGTATTAATTTTATCTGATTTTGATGGAACATGGGCAGAAAGTAATAATAATTATCTATATGGATTAACATCTACTGCTAATGGATATATTGCATATAGTAATACAATTATCAAACCCGAATTAGTCAGAGAAAGCGGAGATGTATTATATATAGAAAATAGAGAATATATTACACGTTCTGCTAATACTAGCGAAACAGTTAGATTACTAATTAAGTTTTAAGGACTATAAATGCCATTACAAACAGATTTTAATAGAGTTCCATATTACGATGATTATGATCCCGATAAACATTTTCATAGAATTTTATTTCGGCCAGGAACTGCTGTCCAAGCTAGGGAATTAACTCAATTACAAACAATTTTTCAAAATCAAATTGAAAAATTTGGTAAGCATGTATTTATTGATGGTAGTGTAATTGATGGATGTGATTTATCTTTTGATAAAAATATTCAGTATTTAAAAATTACAGATAATTATACTAATGGGGCAGCTATTGCTGTAACTGATTTAATAGATAAATATATTGTAGCAAATAGTCAACTTAAAGCCTATGTATATTCAACAACAGAAGGATCAGAAGGAACACCCCCTGATCTAAAAACGGCATATATTAAATATATTAATAGTGGAACATATGCTAATGGTGCTCAACAATCTAAATTTGATCCAAATGAAATATTAACAGTTTACACTACTGCTAATGTAAATTTTGGTTCCATTAATGTAGCAAATACTACATCTTCTCATACAGGAAATAGTTTCTCTGCTTCAGTTACATCTGGCGTAATTTTCCATAAAGGCATTTTTATTGGAGTAGATTCTCAAAAAATTGTTGTATCAAAATATAATAATTCTCCAAATAATGTATCAGTTGGATTTGTTACTACAGAGGAAATTATCACCCCTGAAATTGATACAACATTATTAGATAATGCACAAGGTTCATTTAATTATAATGCCCCCGGTGCCCATAGAATTAAATTAACTCCAACATTAACTGTTCGTAATACGGCAACAGTTAATACTACGGATACTAGTAGTTTTTTCACTATTGCTGATTTTCAAAATGGTAGTGCTGTTAGAATTTTCACTGATCCAAAATATGCAATAATTGGGGATGAATTAGCACGTCGTACTTTTGAGGAAAGTGGCAATTATGTTGTTAATCCATTTTCTGTAACAACAGATGTTAGATATAATAATGGTGTAGCAAATACAACTTATTTTAATTCGGTTGTAGATAAAGGTATAGGATATGTTCAAGGTTATCGTATTCAATATGATGATAAAACATATATTCCTACTAGAAAAGGAACAGATAATGAAGTTATTGAAAACCAAACTATAACAGGAAATTTTGGTAATTATATTTTAGCAAAAGAAGTATCAGGAACATTTGATTTTAATAATCTTAATTCAATTAGCCTTCGTGATACAATTGCTAATTCTGTTTCTACTGGTGTTTTAACAACTGGTTCTGCACCGGGAACAGAAATAGGAAAAGCAAATATTAGAACTATAATTTATTATTCTGGTGTTCCCGGCACAGGTTCGGCACAATATAAAATGTATCTTTCTAATATTAGAATGAATAGTGGTAAAACTTTTAAAGATATTCGTTCTGTATATGGTATTTCAGGTGGTAATAAAGGATTTGCTGATGTTGTATTAACCGATGGTAATGCAATTTTAAAGGAATCAAATCTTTCTAGTTTGGTATTACCATTGGGAAAAAGTGCTGTTAAAAATTTACGTAATAGCGAAACTGCACCAGACGATTATATTACATATTATACATTTAGAACAAGTAATACTGTAACATTTACAACGGCACAAAATTCAGTTGCAACATTAACTATTCCTACAAGCGGCGTAGGCACATCTGGTCAAGAATTGCCTTATGGTGGCGGAACATTAAGCGAAACAACAGAATATGATTTTGTGGTAATTGCAACTAATTCTGCAAATACTGCAAATTTAACAGGAACAGTATCTACAAGTGGAGCAACCGTAACTGGTATTGGAACAAATTTTGGTAGCGCAACATCAGGATTAAATAATTTACAAACAGGTGATTTCGTTTATATTGCAAATACTACCACACAAGAATTGAAACAAGTATTAGCAGTAACTAATACAACAGTATTTACAGTAAATTCTAATTTTGTAGGAACATTTCCTTCTGGGGCTGTAGTAAAAAGACATATTCCGGCAGGAAGTATTGTTAATTTAACTAAACCCACAGCAAATATTTCTGTAACTAGTACATCAACTGCTAATCTATATGTGGGAACACCATTAAATGTAGATTTAAATTCCGTAGTTTATTATAATATAAAAAGATTAAAAGCTGTTGGTATATCTAAAGTTATTAATAAAAATAGATATGTTAAAATTGATCTTTCTACAAATACTACTGGTCCATGGTGTCTTGGATTGCCCGATGTATTAACAATTTCAGGAATTTATATTGGTAATTCTATATCTTCATATGGAGAATATAGTACATCTAATAGAAATATTATTGGATTATTTGCATTAGATAATGGTCAACGCGATGATAGATATGATTTAGCATATATTAGAACAAAAACAAATCAAACTTTTTCATCTACTGATAGATTATTAATTAAACTTGATCATTTTACGCATAATAAATCTAGTGGTGTAGGGTTTTCATCTATTGAATCTTATCCTATTGATGATGCAAATACCACAAATATAAATGCCATCACTACAATGCAAATTCCCAGATTTAACACAACTACTGGTAAATTATTAGATTTACGGGATTGTATAGATTTTAGGCCAATTGTAGCAAATACTGCTAATAGCGCAACCATAATTACAAATGCTACAGTTAATCCATCTAATACTATAACATTTGATATTATTACTGGTGGAGCATATTCATTTGTTCCAGATGAAGACTTTGTAACAGATTTTTCATATTATATTAGTCGTATTGATAAAATTTATCTTGATGGTAATGGTAATATTGGAATTTATGAGGGGGTTCCATCTCTAACACCAAAAACCCCAAGCGATAAACCACAAACAATGACACTTGGGGTTCTCAAAATTCCGCCGTATCCTTCATTGCCTTATAATTATTCATTAGCCTATGGTAGACCAGATTATGCGGTTCAATTATCTGTACAACAGGTAAAAAGATTTACTATGCGTGATATTGGATTGCTTGAAGATAGAATTAAAAGGCTTGAATATTATACTACTTTAAATATGCTTGAATTATCCACTAAACAAACCTCTGTATTAGATTCCAATGGTAATGATAGATTTAAAAATGGATTTTTAGTTGATCCTTTTAATGATAGTTCTATTGCTGATACTAATAATTTAGAATTTACTAATTATTCCCCTGGATTTGATCTTGGAAATAGTGAAATTGTCCCTCGTCAAATTATTAATTATGTTCCATTAGATAATGATACTAACGTATCTATAGGAACATATGGAAAATATATACATAATAAAAACGATATTCCAAATAAAACATATTCATTACTTGCTACCGGGGAAGATTGGTTATCGCAACCTGGGGCTAGTAAAAAACGTAATATTTCAGAGGGAACTATATTTACATATAAAGGTAATGTAACTCTTGATCCCCCAGGAAATCATAAAATTGATATAACTACTAATCCTTCTATGACTGTACAAATTGCAACATTAGGTAATGTAAGAACAGTAAATCAGGTATTAATTGGATCAGCATATACAGTAACCCAAAATCCTTCTACCTTAGCAATTGATTCCAATCTAACTTCTACTATTACTCCTTCTAGTAGTGGAACTACATATACTGTTAATGATATAGTTCAAGATATTACTGTTCAACCATATTTGGACCCAATATTAATTAAATTTAGTGCAAATGGTTTGAAACCAAATACAAATATGCATGTATTTTTTGATAGTACGTTAGTAGATAGTCTTTGCCAACAAACTAATTCAACTTTTGTTGCAACCTCTAATCTTGGGGCACAGTTAAAAACTGATTCATCTGGAAATTTATATGGATTATTTTTTATGCCACGCGGGGTATTTAGAACTGGTGAAAGAATTTTTAAACTTGTTGATATTGTTGATTTTTCAACATCAAGTAATATTATTACTAATGAAGCATCTACTATATTTTATGGTAGCAATATTGATATTGCTAGAGCATCGGTTAATTTTCAAACACAACCACATGATGTAGAATTAATTTCTACATTAACTAAACCTGTTATGTCTACACCAACGCCAATTATTAATAATACCTTTAATACAATTAATAATAATTATAATAACTATGTTCAAAATATATATCCAGATTCAACGCCAATAGCACCAATCACATCAACAGAACCAGCCGCATATGATACTTCAAATAATAATCCTAGTAATGGAGCAGACAATGGTTCATATATTATTGTTCGTGAAGGATATACTGACACTGTATATGGTATAGAAACGGTAGGTTCTACAGACATATATCCTGGCGACAGTAATTTTGGCGGGGATGTTTTTTAAAAATAAGGAAATTAAATGTTAGCACAAACTTTTTATATTACTGATCCTACTTATGATGTAACTGGACTTTATATAACGGATGTAACTTTATATTTTGCTAAAACCCCTGGTAGCACAAGTAATATTGGGGTAACTGTGACAATTAATGAAGTAGAAAATGGTGTTCCAACTCAAAACATTATTCCATTTGCTAAATGTCGTTATACTCCTGATATTATTCCCGCCGATGCATTTAATGGTACATATGCTACTGCATTTACTTTTGGTATTCCACCATTTTTAAAAACACAAACTCAATATGCAATTGTTGTTGCTGCTGATGGTAATCATCCAGATTATGAATTATGGACAGGTCAAATTAATGCGGATGATAAATCTGCACCATCAAACGCAACAAATAAAAAAATTACAACAAATAGTTCTGTTGGGGTATTATTAACTTCGTCAGATGGTAGATCATGGACTGCATATCAAGACGAAGATTTAAAATTTACATTAAGAAAAGCTAAATTTCCATATTCAAATACTGGTTATTCTATTTTTACTAATGCTAATACAGAATATCTTGTTAGAGATACTATTAATCAAAGAAATCCATTTTTACGTGGAGAAAAAATTTATGTATCAAATGGGGTAACAGATTCAAGTAATATTACATTAAGTCCGTCATCAACCACAATCACTTTATATCCTGCAAATTCTTCTTATACCTCAGCTACCAATAAATTAATTTATATTTCTGCGGAAAATTATGCACAAACAGATATTAGACAAATTATTAGTGTAGTAAATAATCCTGGGGCTAATACACAAATTACTATTAATGCTGCACCAACTTTTACTAGTTCAAATGCATCATTAGGATTTCTTCATAGTAATGGGGCATTATATGGTGCCGAAAGTTATATAAATGGCCCACGTCATTTGATTCTATATCAATCAACCGCAAATACCACTATGAATTTTCGTAAATTATTTGTAGAAAAAAATACTCAACCTTTATTAATTGGTCAATTATCTGGAACTGCGGCTAATTTACATGGTATTGCTGCCGTTCGTTATGATGAAGCGGTTGCTCAATTTGCGTATTCTGTTCCCCCCAAAACTTCTCTTTCTATATTCCAAAAAGGATTTTCCGCTAGTAGTAATACGATGGATGCGAATTTCTTACCTCTTATATTTGATAAGAATCAAAAATTTATTGATAAATTACGTATTGTTCGTTCTCGCTCAGATGAATTATATTATAGCGGAGGAACAAAATCATTACAAATAAAAGTTAATTTTGAAACTTCATCAGAAAATATTACTCCTGTTTTAAATAATATTAAGCAATCAATGCTTATGATCCATAATAGAATTTCAAAAGCTAATACTACTCTAATAACAAATGAAACTAATCCTCCTGGCGGATCATTACCAAATAAATATATTTCTAAATCAGTAGAATTATTACAAACTGCCGAGGATTTAATAGTATATTTAACTGCATATAGACCTCTTAATACTGAAATTTATGTATTTTGTAAATTATTAAATAGTGAAGACCCGGATTCTTTTTCTAATAAATATTGGACATTAATGGAAGAAGTAACTCCTAAACCTTATTCCAGTAAAGCAGACTTAACTGATATGAGAGAATTACAATTTAAAATACCATCAGGAAATAATTCCACAACTACTACAACAGGATTTACTAATTCTGATAATAATAATGTTGTTAGATATTATACATCTACTGGTGATTATTTTGATGGATATAATACATTTGCAATTAAAATTATTCTAACCGCAGATCAATCATTCATTGTTCCTCGTGTTGCTGATATGCGTGCTATTGCGGTACAAGTATAATGAATATAGAATTATTAAAAGTTGTAGATCATCCTGAATTATTAAGAAATAATAACAGTAAAGCTATACTAAATACAAGCAATGAACAATTGGAAAATTATAAGAAAAAAAGAGAACGTGATCGTAAATTAATTACTTTAGAAAAGGATGTTTATGATATTAAAAATGGTCTCTATGAAATTAAACAAATATTAAACGATCTAATGATTTTACGGGGAAAATAATTAATGACCACATCTGTTGCCAATCTTGATGTAGCAGTTGATACATTTAGTACCATGATTGCGCGTGTCAATCAAATGGCAACACTGTTTACACAACAAGTTGTTACCGTTGATACAAATGCAACTGGAAATAATTCTATAGGTAATGGATATGTTACTGGAATTTTTGGTAGTGATACTCTCATTGCAGGAAATTCTTTACGTGGTGGTTCTGTTGATGCATCTAATACATTAACTATTTCATCGAATGTTATAATTCAAGGCATTACTACAGTTGCAAATACATTCAGTCTTTCTGGTAATGCTATAGTATCGAATACATTATCAATAACAGGAAATACCACAATTGGTGGTAATATGACGGTTTCTGGTAATATTGTCATTAATGGAAATGAAAATTTAACTGGAATGTTATCTGTTTCCGGTAATACATCTATTGCTAATACATTAATTGTTAATGGAAACACTACATTATCTAATTTATTAACTGTAAGTGGTAATACATCTATT